TTTGTAGTATTATCTGATTCAAGTGAAGAAACACGATTTGTTAATGCAGTTGGATCATAATGATATGCTTCTGCATCCGTAATGTTATAAACAACATTAGGTTCCTTTTCTGTAAGAGCATTATATCCATCTAGAGTAATGTCAATCATTCTAACAAATCCAAGATTTTCTACAAGAGATTTTAGATCATCCTTAGCAACATATAAATTTTGAATTTCATTCTTTTTGTAATAATCAGACATTTCTGATCTTTTAACAAATACACTGTGATCAATGTTGTTTAAACGATTAACGATCTCAGTTAAATTATTAATTGTTGCAGAAGTTGCAGTATCAACAGCCTCTAAAGCAGATAATCTATTTAGAATTGGATTTAAATCTTGATGTTCTGTTAAAAATCTGCTATGATCAATTTGTTCTAATGCAGTTAATCTTGGAAGAATTTTTTCCTCTAAATATCTTTCAATTTCATTGTCTCCAGAATGGTCCTTAATCATCTTAAGTGTATAACTAAGAATATCTTTCTTAAGACGATCCAAGATTCTATCTAAATCACATCTGGTTATAGATTTATTACAGCCACAATCGTTATTACAATCACACGAATCATCTTCTATAAAATCTGCAACATCATTAGGATTGTTTATGTTAATTGGAACTCACCTACTAGTTTCTCATCTATAGAAAAATCCATCCGGGTGTGCCCAAATATAATTCTTCGGTGGTTCGTTATCATCGAACATTATTCTAAGCAGATGACGTCCTTTAGGATGCGGACCATCTGGCATCGGTGCTGGTTTAATTATTGTTTTTGCCATAATTATTATTTATTTACGTATTCAGCAGGACGTTCGTCTTGTGCTTTCATTTCTTTAAACACATAACGCCCAAGAGCCTTATAATCTTTATCTTCTTTTGACATATAAGCCTTCTTTGCTTTTTTAATTATAACCTTAGAACTTTTTCTTGAAAAGATACGTTCTCCGCCTTGCAAAGTGGCTTGCACATTACCATCAGATCCATATATGTACAAACGATTAACTTCTACATCAGGATAATTATCTTCTTGTCCGAGTGAAGTTTGATCGCCTTCTTTTATATTTTCATCTACATTTACTTCAATTACATATGCAACAAATTCAGAAGATTCTGTAATCGGTTCTTCTGATAATGGTTTTCCTTTATGAACAGAAATAACTTCTCCATCTTCATTTATAAAACATATAAGAAGAGGAATAGTTGTATCTTTCATTCAAAACGAAATCTCTTCTTGTGGTTCATCTGAATAATCAAATAAAGCACCTTCATTAGATTCCATTTCTATTACATTCTGTAAACCAAGTTCTTTTTCTTCTTCTGTAACAAAATGAAGTAATGTATATGTTTTTCCATTAATATCTACATCAACAGTATTGTTTTCAAATTCAAATTGTCCGCCTTCTGCATATTTTCTTTCTTTTTCTAAATAAAGAGTAATTAGATTTGCTAATTCTGAAATATAGTCGTTTGATTCTTCTTGCATTAGACCATTTTCATCTGCAAATCTATCAAGTTCATCAGCAATACCAGGGTGCTGTTGAAATGTATACATTATTTTTGACATTAAATCTCCATTTAAATCAAATGTCTCATTTGCTACATTTCTTTGAACATCTTGCTTATCAGCGCCATCTCTTTTGATGTCGGCTTGCAACATTGCAGATGTAGATGCAGTATTATTTCCTTGTATATCTTGCAAAATAGCCATAAGAATGGCATCATTTGCCTTATTTTTATTCGCCATTCTCTTCTATTATTTGTCCTGTATTATCTTGTGTATTTTCAATAATTTCTGAAGTAAGTAATTTACCTGCTTCAATCGCAGCTTCATCAGAACCATCTTTCATTAACTCTTCAAGACGTTTTGTGACATCTAAACGAAATACAATTTCATCTCTCTCTATTTCTGCAACTTGATTAAGTTCTCCGCCTTCTTCTGCAGCCATTACCGGAATACCTTTCTTTGTAGCATCCTCTAAATCTGGATTTAACTGAGCCAATCCATTTTTACGTGCATGTAAAGCACCTTCTGGTAAAATGTTTGTATCTATACCAATAGTACCTCCATTTTGGAATTTCTCTACATCTTCTTGTAATTCTATCTCTTTTCTAGCAGAAAGAATTGCTCTAGCTTTATCAACAGACATTAATTTCATACCAGATTTTCCAATCCTATAACCAAGATAATTTTCTCCAGCATATCTGTTCATGTTTTGATGTGCTAAATCTTGATAATAATTATTTTGCTTACGCATTGTATTTGTTTCATTAATCTGGGATAAAATTCTGTCGTTATTTCTTGCTTGTTCTATTGCAGCATTTGCTTTATTTTTACCAAAGATTAAGCGTTTTCCAGAAACATCTTCTGCAGCACGCATATCATTTACAGTTCCACCATATGCACTACTTAATTGTTCCGCATCATCAGATATACTATAGCCATTTGTTCTTGAACTTCATAGTCCAAATCCTCCAGCTAAAGCAGACATTCCAGGTAGATGATTAATTGTATTATTAAATCCAGCAGATGCACCTAAACCAAGTCGTTTTGCAGAATCTTTATTTATGTTACTAAGATTTGTACCTGTTATATTACCAATAGCGTCAAGTGCTCCAGTTGCAGCAGCAATTGCCTGTCCATAACCAGGAATCATTGCAATTGCAGAACGAATGGAATTTTGAGTTGCCTTTTGAGATTCTGAAAAATCGTCTCCATATTTATTGCCAATTGCAGAACCAATTGACGATAAACCTCCACCAACAATAGTTCCTCAATTTCCAAATCCGTTTACATTTATACCAGAGGCAAATTTTCCACCAAACGCCTTCACTTTATTCATTAATGTCGGATCACTGAACTGTCTATTATCAATGATACCTTGAGGACTATATTGTGGATTCAAGCCATTATTAATTGGTGTTATTCAATCTGCCATATTTACACATTAATTAAAGTTCTTATGGCTGTAATAACCGCCAAATCTTCTCCATTATATCTAATTCTAATTCTTGCTCATTTATCCCTAATTCTAGCTTCTTTTCCGTGTATTTCTCCACGTATTTTAACTAAAAGTGGCTCTATTTGAGCATATCAAGAATCATCTTTATATTGTATATTTCCAATTCGCCTACCAAATTTATAAATATCTTTAAATGGCTGCCATTTAGTTATAGCAGATTGATTAAGTCGTTTATCAAAATGAAATTTACCAAATGGGGATTTAAAATCAGAATCGTCTTCTTTGTTACCATGAATATTAGAGGTAGTAGAAGTATTTGGATTTAAATTAGAATCGTATTCTTTTCTGATTTCCTCTACATCTTCTGCTTTTATTAAATCTCTTTTAAATTCATAGGAATCACCTATAACAGTAATTTCCATTTCATTTGGTTGAACGTTGTTGGAAATTATTTGTAAATTATCAAATATTTTATGAACGCCAATAGGATCAGATACAACAAATTCAAATTCAAAAACATGCTGTTTATTGTATCATTTAGTTGGATTGTATTTATCAGTAGAATGAACTCAGATTTGATTATTAGTCTTATCTGAATCCATTCCACCAATAGAATACATTTTTCCATTTATATTTTCAGATACAACTGGATTCCAGTCATATCTAGTTGTTCAAATGTTTTGGCGTTCATTAAAGCATATATTATTCATCCGATACAACTATATTAAATGTATAAGTTTCAACAATATCTGTGGCATCTTCTCCATATAATGTTAATTCACATGTTGCTTCTCCTGGTGACTTTGCAAGGAATGCTATAAATGGATCCTCTTCTTTGTTCCCCACAGTATGAGTAGAAGTAACACTAGTCTTGTCTATTATTTGCCCATCACTTACTACAGTAGATATAAAATATTTTGTACAGTTTTCTGGAATCACTTTATATCCAAAAGCTATTGCTTGACCAACTTTTAACATTATAGGATTTGGAATTTGTTCATTAAAGGATATTGATTCAACGTGAACATATTCTTCAGCAACAATATGTATTTCTCCAGTAGTGCCGTTAGAATCTGTAACATAGACAATAGTGTCACAAGGAACGGTAGCAACAATAGTTATAGTTGTTCCATCAGATGTTGCAGTAACAGTATCTTCTTCAACATTTAATGTTATTGGTCCAACAGAATCTAATACAGTTGTAACAAATGTGTTTTTATCTTCTAGATTAGTGTAAAGAACAGCACTAGAATCAGTAAAATGTAAAGATTTTTTATTAACATACACGTTCATTGTATCATATACTTTATCATTATATACAGCACTAAGTTTTGCCTGTCCATCAGATAAAGCACAGATATCAAATCCATTACCTGATTTAATTACACTCGCAATTCTAGGATTATCTGATATAACATCAGGTTCTATCACATCATCCGGACCAGCCATAATATCTAACTCAATGTGTTTTGATTCCATTACTTCCAAAGTAACACTGTGTATATTAAATCTAATTGTAATTTCAGGATCTTCTTCAATTGGATCAGGAACATATGGAACATCTGGTTCTTCGGATTCAACAACTGTAACATTAATTGTATTTCCGTCTATTATTACTGTAGAAGAACCAATAGATAACCCAGTAATATACAAATATCCATATTTCAATTCACAATTAATTAAATCTCCAAACTCCAATTCAATATCACTAATCGGTTTATTTGTAGAATAAGGTATTGTATAAACTTTATTAACACCAACTGTTACATCATCAGTTTTAATAACAAAATAAGGTTCTTTTTCTGGTTTTGTTTTATTGTAGAACGTAAACATTACATCTCCTTTTAATGCATTATAATGCGTTCTAACATCACACAGTTCCATATAAACAGATTCATCTGTAAAAAGATTGTCTTGTAAATAAGTTTCAATCTTCATGTCAGATAAAGTTTCAAAGCCATTTTTATCCGAAAATCTCCAAATCTTTTTAGCATCTGTATCAATGCCATAAATTCCAATCGGAGTTCTTATAACAGAATGTTCATATTTAGAACCAAAATCTTGAGAAATAATCGTCATTTGATCTGGCAAAACACCATGACCATAAATATGAATTGTCTCACCAGTAGTTGTTTGCATTAAAACTTTTTCATTTACTGGAACTAAAGCCAATCCATGTTCCATAACAACAAATAAATTAGTACCTCAAGAAATTAATTTTGTAATAGCACCATATTGCTTATCATAATCCTGATAAGAAAGACCCTGGAAAGTTCTATAGCCATTAGTAAAAGAATCTGTTACATTTACATTTGAGAACATTATTCTATTTGCAAATTCATTTTTATTATATGGATTGTCTGGCAAAAGATTATAATATTTTCTTCCAACAGTAGCAGATAAACCATCATTTAATAAAAAGGATTCTTCAACTTTATTTACAGTAGCAGTAGATGCTCCATTTAATGGGAAAAATGATCTTGCAGTTCCCATTAAAGCCATTTCGTCAGTATTAAATGTATCAATAGAACGAAGTCCAAGATTATAAGAAGATAAGCATTTATAAGTAACTCATAAACCTAAATCAACGGTATTTACATCCGCTCTATTAACATTACTTCAATCAATAGGTTTAGAATCTTTATCCTCTTCAGTTTCATTTTTAGCTCTTTTTACATATTTATCTCAATTTTTTTCATCTACAATAGTTTCATTACTTGGAACTTCTGGATCAACAAAATTACGGATAATTCGCATTGTTACAGTATTTGTAAAACAATCCCCACGATAAACCATTATTTTATCAGTTAACTCAGAATAATCTGATACACAATAAAATTCAGAATTGTCCTGGTTTCTTACAATAATGTCATTTGAGTCTTTAGTACCATCCAACTGAGATTTATTTTTTATACTATATATACCTCGGAATTCGTCTTTATTTAGATTCAATCCAATATAAGGTGCAAATAAACCTCTGATTAAATTTACGTTATTAGTAGCTTGAATATCTAGACGTTCATTATCAATTTGAGGCCTGATCTCCCTTTCTGTAATAAATAATGGAGTAGAGAAAAATTTATATTCTTTAACAGATGCAGCATTTCCAGCAACAGTAGAAAATCCAACATCTCCAATCATTTTTATTTGAGTATTAGATGGTACAAAAACAGTTTCAACACCTGATAATTCATTTGTTGTGTTCTGTTTTATTGGATAAGCGTACCTTAAACCAGCTATATTTGGAGAATCAATATTTTTATATTTAACTATTGAAAATTGACTTCCATCTAGCATTGATGCAATAGTTGGTACGACACAAGGATCCAAAGATAACAATGCATCAGAAGATTTTCAATCAGTTACAGATTCTGCAAAATCTGGAGTAATACCTTCTTTCATAATTTTAAATCCAATCGGTCTTTCACTTTCGGAGGAACTACTTGATGTACGACTAGAACTTCCACCAAGACCATCTTGTCTTGATGTTCTTCTTACGGTACTACTTATACCGTCATTATATCTTCTACCAGATCGCCTTGCATCTTCATCAGAAATATTATTATAGACTAATAGTGGACGTCATTCTTCATTATGTATTTCAGAATTCTTAGCATTAACAGCAGAATCTCTATTTAAAGATAAAAAACTTTGAGTAATTCAGTTTTCACCGTCTCAAATGATAGGTGTATAACTCTTTTTATCAACTGCAATAGATAGACCTTGACAAATTGTATTAGGAATTCTTTTTTGTCTTACAACAAATCAACCAAGAACATCTTTTGGAAATGGTGTATTAGAATCCCAAGAGAATTTCATTCCAATCGGATAGATTCCATCCTCTTGATATATTTCATAATCTGGAATTAAATAAACTCCACTTTCATTTGTTTTATTAAATTTATATTTATCGTTATCTTTGACGTAATATCCACCAGGAATATTAAATACTGGAGTTTTAGAACCATCTTTTAAAATGAACACAATACCAAATCTATACATTTCTTCTGGTCAGTATCCAAGATAGTTATAAATATTATTAGTTGTATAATATTCAGAATTACTTATATCATAATCATATCCAGCATTAGTTATTTTATTTTCTTGTGTTGGAACAACAGAAATATTTTTTAAACAAATTTCTTCTAATGCTCTATACAAGTCATTCGTTTGTGTTTGCTGAATATTTCCTAAAAACAACATATTTGCGTTTTGTGCTTCAGCTCTTGCAGAATCAATTGTATGATAATCAACATTTAATTCCTCAACACTAATTGATTGTGTTGCTTCAAATCCAGTAAGTCAGATAGTTTGATAATTAGGTTTACCTTCATCTGGTTTTATATCAATTGGTTCAATTAACATTCCAGATTCTGTCATTCTGAATCCATTAGTATCAGAATATTCACGAGTGTAATAAATATATAATTTAGAATAAACCTTATTTAATCCTTCTATTCCTAAACAAATCATTTTATCTGTTCTCTCATCAGCAAGAGTTCCAGATATTGTTGATGGAACACCATCGTTTCCATTAAAAATAGATACAATACCAGATTCTGCAACTACATCTGTTTGATTATAATCAGCGTCTCCAAATTTAATATAAAAAGTATAATTGCCACCTTTTCATTGTCCTCCAAATTGAACACCAAGCAAATCAATATTTGTTAAAATATTTGTACTTCTAATTAATTTGGTATCTTCAAATAATGTTTCAATATCATAGTTATTTGTTGAATCTTCAGTATTACGTTTAATTAATTTTCCTTGTTTATTTGGAAGTACACTAAATCCAGAATTAAATATTCTTGGTACACATTCGTTTGCTACTAAAATTAGATTTACAGAACCATCATAAGAAGGTTGTATCTCTATAGTAACAGGATGCTCTTCATCATATTCAAACACGCCGTTAACACTAAAGTCAGAGCCATTTATTATTTTTAAAGGTCTGTATTCGTCAACAAGGTTATATACTGTTTCTTCAACTGCATTTTGTGGCAAAGAAGGAAACGTTCCAAGTTCAAACGTATCTTTACAATATGAAGCAATATATATTACTCCATTGTATTCTTTTGCTCCAATTGGAACAAAATGTTGTTCTTCATCTTCTTTTAAAGAAGATATTAATATATTACCTTTATCATTTTGCAAACAGAACTCATTACCATTATAAGTAATAAACGTTCCGTTTAGGTTATCTGTAAGCACCGTATTCGGAGTTACAATAGGATGTAGATCAAGGTTAAGACCATCCTTAAAAGTATTATTTGCGCTTTGTCTCATTTTTCCCCTTATTGCTTACAGGTTCAATTATTCCATCTTTATTTCTTTTAGCAATTAGTCTAAAATTATGTAATTGTTTGTTTTCATATTTAATCATAAACTTTCCATCGTTGTCGTGATCAATTTCAAATACATAATCTGGCCAATCTAAAAGACACTCTTCGTACATTTTATATATTTTTATTTCGTCAAATTTAGCCGTACTTCTCTTTCTTCCAGTAGTATATTTTTTTGGAAAAAGTTTGTCATACAACTCTTTAGATATTCCGAAATAGTATTTTCCGTTAAAAATTATACCCTTTCGTTTATATTGAAGTCTTAATTTAATTCTTGTTTTCATCTTTCTATATTTATAAAAGATGTCTTTTCTTCTAAAAAGCTTTCCAACATAAGCGGTATAATAATTAGATTTTATTAACACATCTGCTCCATATAAATTAACCATATAAAAGGAGCGAAGACCATGTTTTATTATTTTCTCGATTTGTTTTTCACTTAAATCAGGATACCGTTCTTGTACTTGTTTATAATACTTCTCTGGATAAATTCTGTCCATTAATAATATTGTTTACCGTTGTTAATTTGATTATAAAATCAATATTTAATATTATTACTTATATACACCGGTTTTTCTCTAAAATATGCGCCCTTTTGTCATTGTAAAAAGATCTGATAACCTTTAAATTCTGATGCAATAGGGTCAATTCCAGCAAAAGAACCTTGTGAATACAGTTCTTCAAATAATTCGTCTTGGATACATTTAACATAGAGAAAACATTCTCTGTTTCCAACGACAGGTACTACAAAGGTAATATTATTTTTTATTATATCCAAGAAAACCAAATAGAAGAAGTATGTGAGTATTCATCCGCAAATATCTCTTTTATTTTTTGCTCCATGTTTCTCTGCATACTTTTTAGTTATGTTCCATTTGGCCGGATCTACATTATCATACAAATCAGTAGTAGTAAAACAATGTCATGTGTCATATCTCATATTATCGTAAGGATTTGAAAGATTTATTATACTGTTTTCGATCTCATCTTGTTACTACATCTAAAACAGCGTCCATATCATTTTGACTAAAGTGTTCAGGAATTCTTGCAGCATTACAAAGTCGTAACCAATCTTCTTTTACAACTTGTGCAAGTTTCATTATATTTCCATCACGCTTTTTAATTGCTTCTTTATATAGATCGTGATAAGCAACAAATGCTGCAATTGCTCTTAGTTCTTTATCATTTACAAGAGGTAAACCAGTTTCATCATCGGCTAAAATACCATGATAAACAACCATTACTTTTGGATAATTATGTGCAAAATAAAGTTCTCCATTACCTTCATCGTAACGAATTAATTTTCCTTTCTGAAAATAAGGATCAGAACTATGTGTACGTCTATCTATATAAGATTCAATTCATAAATTTTCTGCTCAAGGATAATTTGAAGAACTTGTAGTCATTTGAGCATCAGGAAAAGGAGCATGTACTGATTCAATCTCATCAACATTACATGGCAACTCAAGAACTCCATCCTTTACAGAACCAATATACCTATAAAGACGAGTATGTTTATTTCCAATTCTACCTCATGCTTCTAATGCAAGATCCTCAAATCCATCTTCATCCGGAGTAATACCATATAAAGATTGACATAGTGAATATGCTGCTAATATATTTGATAGTTCCATAATTATCTAGCTGTTTGATCGTTTCTGTGTGGAGGTTGAAGGGCTTGTCTATAGAAATATAATTTAGTCTTTGTAAGACGATCTTTTACTTCCATAGACAAAGATCCAAGATCTCCTCCATTATTATCACAATCTCCATTACATCCAATCCTTTGAAGTTGTCTTGGATCTCTAAAAATACCAATTACTGAAATTGTCTTAACAAAAGGTAATCCAAACACCCAGCCATCATACATTCCATTCTCATTAGGAGTACGTTCAATATAAACATACGGCTTATTTGAATTTCTCTTTTTATATTTTCCATATTTTACTTGAACTGGAGAATAAAACACTCTATATTGCTGTTTACGATCAGCAGAACCAATCCAATAAATAGAATCTTCTCCAATACCAGCAATTGTTTGTGGAATTTCAAAATGTTTTTCAGAGTATCCTGCTTCATTATTGCAGCATTTTGCTGGATCTTTACAATCTACAACTACACAATTAATTGCTGTCAAAAGATCACCTTTTTGAAGAATACCTTTCTTTCACCACTCTAAGATTACTCTCTCACGTTCAGCTACAACTTCATCTTCAAGTTGCTCCATTGAGATAGTAGGATTACTATGAATTCCAACTAATCCGGCTTCAATGTCATTGTATACGGCACTAGTAATTTCTTCTACTGTCATATTATATATAAATTAAAAAGAGCAGGCGGGATTTGATTTCCCACCCGCTCTTAAGGTTTATTGTACAAGATAATCTACAATAGTTGGTATAGGTCTAATAAAAGGATCGTTAGCAACTGCTGTAGTTTTAACTGTGAATACATCGCCAGGTTCAGCTAACGGACTTACTGTTAATATACCATTTTCGTCAACTTTTGCTATATCATTTCCAGATAAGATTTCTCACTTATAGTGAAATCCCCCAACTGGAAGTGGATAAATATCTGCTACAAGCTGAACTTTTTGCCCCGCTTTGTACCTGTGCGTAAAACAACCCACTACTGGTCGTCAGCTTTACCAGAAACGGCATTGCCATCTGGATCAGTTACTTCTGGCATAGTTTTAACGATGGAGCAGCCAAGTTCAGTGAAAGCGGATTCAAATTCGCTAGCAAGAGACTCAGGAACATAGTAGATGTGACGAGTCACAGCTTCTACCTTCTGTCCAACACCAGAGAGACCACCGAACTGAGGACGAGGAGAATCATATGCGAAGGAGTACTGCACATAGACAACACCAGGAGTAGGATAGTTCTCATAGCCAGGAGCGTGATAGCGAATATTCTGATAAGTAGCAGCACGGAGATTCTCCTGTAGCCATTCACCAGTAGCAAAAGGTTCAACACCAGGTGTTACAATTGTGCAAGCTTTGCTATCTTCACCTTCTTTGTTAAGCATGTCCTTTGCAGGAAGATACTCACCAAGGCAAGAATCGCAAGCAGTTTCATCATAAAGGCTAACACCAACGCAGTCAAAACGAAGACCATAGTGATTTGTGCGAATAGCGATGACAGTATCACCTTCCTTGAAAGAACCAACGATAGGGCTTTCACCGGATTTGTCAAGACCACCAACTAGAAGTTCGTCACGATTGATCGCAAGATTAAGAGCATCGTAAAGCTTTGCAGCTACAGAAGCGAAATCATGCTCGTCAGACTCCTTAGGAGTAACATCATAACCAACAAGAATGTGACGACCGAACATCTGATAGTTCGGATAACCAAACTCATAAAGAGCATGAGGATCAAGAAGTTTAACAAACATGTTGAACTGATAGACACCAGCTACCATAGGAAGCTTGGTAACATCAATCTTCATAAGCTCGTAGGTACCAACGTTACCAACGGTCTTATAGACCTTCTGATCCTGAATAAAAGATTTCCAATATTCACCACCACGTTTGATGGTAAGAGGACCAGATTCTCCGCCATTGCGAACAAGTCTCTTAGAGCCATCAGGCATAGTAAGAGAGTTGAAAATTACTTCATGTGTGTACTGAAACATAGTTTTCTAAATTTAAAAGTTAATAATTAAGAACTGTCCCTAGAAGATTGACTCTGAGGAACTGCTGTAGGATCAGCAATAGTTTGATTTACCGTATAATTAGATTGCAACCTTGGATCACTTGCATTCTCCATTAGAAGTTTTACAAGTTCATTTACAATCTCATAACAAGCATAATCAGGAAATTCGAGTGGTCGTGTTGTATCTTCAACACTTCTAATTTCCTCTTGAGTTAATCTTATAAACATAGGGGCTTTAATATAATCAACGTAGACAATCACTGGTTCAAATACAGCATCATCATTACCAAATCTTAATTCCATTCTAACTTTAGATGCATTTGCTAATCTAGAATCTTCAGTTTTTACGGAATTTGTCAATTCTTGATTATATGTATTATTACCAGTAATGGCAGTAGTAGGATATTTATTAATGCTATTATAGTCAGAATTATTTATATTGTTTATATAAAAATAAGGTCTTTTATATTCTGGGCGCATATAAACATTATGAATTATCCCACTAGCCATATCAGCAGTAAGTCTACGAGCAGCAAAATCTACATGATCTCCTTCAGCATAGCATTTATATGGTTTCTTAACTTCATATTCTACAATACAATTAAGAATGTGCATATAATCATCTGGAAGATCAACGGTATAAACGAATTTGTTTACACCAGCTACTTTACCAACAGCTTCTGTTTTATCTGGGGTTAAAGTAACAGTTGCTTTTAAAACTCGTAAATCATCGGAAGACTGCTGATTAATGTCATACCGATTATAAACTTTGTTTATATATTGTTGGACAGCCTTGTTGATAAAATAATTGAAATCTTCAAGGATTAGGCTTGGCGCTTCAACCTTATTCATTTCAATCAAAGCGTATTCATATAATTCACGTTCTGTCATGTGTATTATTCTTTTTAAAGTTCAACAAATAGACTGTCTTAATATTGTCTATTTAACTAATAGATTTAGGCTTCATCAGACGATTTCTTCCCTTTCTTTCCTGGATTGATAGGTGGTTCTGCAACATTAGTAGTAGCAGAATTTTCTGCTGCATCAAATTGTTCTGCAAATTCAGGATAAACGTGTTTCTTAAGAGCGGTAAGAATTGCACTATTCATAGGTGTCTGAAGGAATGTAATTACTGCTTCATCAGTTGCACCAAGATTAGTTTCTCCATACATAAACCAGCCATTAACCTTACGTACAATATTCCTCTCTTTCGCGTCAAGCAGAAGTAACTGTAGACCAGTTTTCTGACCAGTATAAAGATCAATAATCTTACCAGGATGCTTATCAGCTTCTTCAATTAGATAAGCCTGAGCATCAGCAAATGGAGCATTACGCATATTTCTACCAAGAAGTCGACATTTAGTAAGAATTCCGTTCATAGAATCACTAAACACACGCTGTTGTGCTTCTAGAATTTGTTTTCTACGATTAAGCATACGTTCAGAATCCTCTCCTGCAACATCAACATAAATCTCAGCAATGCCATAACGCTTTTTATCTCCATCAATTAGAAGATTTCCATTTTCATCTCTTGCATCACGCATAGGAACAATAATATCAGAATCTTTAATCGCCATTCATTTATTATAATCGAGAGGGTCATTAAGATTGAAAGTTGTTCCTTCTGTTACTACTATATCCATGTCTTCTGGCAAAAAATACTTAGATTCAGGACTATTCATTTCCTGTTCAGAAAGTATCATGTGAGAAGAACCATCATTATCAATACGTACTGGTTTCACAAAATCCCAGTTAAGACCATTAGGCTGTTTAGTAGGAGTGAAGTGATATTCCTTTAGTTTATAAGGAGTACGTAGTGTTATAATTTTATTTTCCATATTAGTTCTTATTGTCTTTTAAAAGTCTAAATCTATAAAAACTCCCCTCCCGCAAGAGGGGAGTTCCACTTATCTATAAATTTCTATATAAATTAGAATCTAGGATTCTGAGTCTTGTTACTCATAAGAATAACAGACTTGTAAGGATTGAATACTGCGATACCAGCGTAACCAAAGGCAACAAGTTTAGATCCAGCAACACGGCTTGCAACAGGACCACCAGTTAGACCATTTAGACCACCAACACCAGCGATAGTATTCTGAATGAATTCACCATTCTTGAAAGTGAACTGAGCCATAGCGGACTTACCAGTCTTGCTATCAGGAGTAAGGTCAACCATAATAGCATATTTACGATCAGGGAATTCAATGTCAAGAGAAGCATCAAGCTTAAAACCGATAGTGTTACCACCATAGATATAAGTATCATAAGTTGCACCAGCAGAGATGTAACCATTAGTACCCTTGCTCCATAGGAAGTCACCATCAGTATGACGATCCTTAAGGAAGAGGTCGATTACTTGCTGTACATCATCCCACATAAGGGAGTTGCAAATCATAGCATACTTGTTACCAAGTTTCTTATCGGACTTGAGAACGAGTGCATTAAGAGCTTTCTTAAGCCATGCAACAGTAAGTTTAGCAAAGATGAACTTAGTTGCAAAACGCTCGATCTGAGGAATAGCACCTTCAGAAGTGATAAGCTCACGACCAGTTTCGTTATCATAAAGAGTAGGACGACCGGATGCATCAACATCACTCTTACCCCAAGCCTGCTTGCCTTCACGAACCTGAAGGAAGTTTTCAACAAGCACCTGCTCGCACTTAGGGAGTTTATAAACAGGATCGTCATCCTTACCCTTACCAATCTGAATAAAGACATCTTCCATAGGTTTGTACATTGCAGAATAGTCAATGTCTACACGGTGTGTAGAAATATAGCCACGGAATTTCTCAGTATTGGAAGTATATTTTGTGTACAATTATTGTTAATCATTATGTTGCCATAATGTTCAGACTATATCTTCAATTTAGATTGTTTTATCCTTTCTAAATTGCCTCCCATTTCGGACATTTGCCCTACTCTACTTGCTTCTTCACATAAATTTTTCTTCTATGTTATGCTTTCGATAGTCGTTGAACGTTCCGATTTTTCGGCTTCGCTGCTGATTGCCTCAGTAAGGTTTCCAGCAATTAAAGAGGTTTATTTAATTTTTCGCTTGTTTAACAAGCGGAGGAGAGCAACACAAAGAAGACTTGTGGAAGTCTACCCTCCTCATGTAATTCAGGCATGTAGTTAGTAACAAAACGAGTAAGTTTGCCAGCGCAGTTATTCACGAAATAATCAGGAAGCTGTGCAGAATAGTCAGAATCAACAAGCTTACCAACTACAAGGAAGCAATTGTCAGCAATACGCTGAGGACGATTCATAACAATAACATACTGACGAAGCTCCTCAATCACGAAGGTATCAAACTTCTGATAATAGTTCTCAGGGAAACGAATAAGAATATCAGAAGCATTGCAACCGTTACCTTCAATAGAGATGATAGGAACTCTCTTGATACGGTTTACTTCAAGCTCCCACTCGAACATAAACTCATTAAGACGCTGCCAAGAGTTCTTGGAATGCTTATCAGATGTGTAAATGTTCATAAGGGATTCAGTAAGGTGAGTAATAGTGTACTGATCGTAAAGTGATGCAACAAGACCGATTCTAGCCGGCTTAACACCTAACCATTTAGAAAAGTCCTCATAGGTGCGAGTATTATGCATCTCAGGACGAGTGGTTGTAAAACCAAAAATTCTCATATATTAAAACTATTTAAAATTTAAACATTATACCCATAAATCCATTGCAGATTTTACTTCTTTCTTCTGCTTGATTTTGGGCTTTTCGACAACAACATTAGTTCCGTTGTTTGTATATTTTTCCAGTTCTTTTCGAACCTTAGCAAGTTCTTTTCTTGTGTCAGCAAGCTCTTTCTTCCAATATTGAGAAACTCCAGTAAGAGTGTCTCGTGCATGAGTTCTAAGCCATGCTATTTCAATTAAAGCATCTGGGTCTGACAAATCTTTGTCAAATTGACTTCTTCCGTCCTTATCTTGTGCAAGTAAATAATCCATCATTACTTGTCTATCCTGATCTTCAATAACAAGAGCATCACTCTTTGGATCATCTGCATCTAAAACAATCTCATCAAATTTACTAGCTGAATCTTGTAGAGTACGCATCAAGTTATCATACTGCTGCTTTTCTGATTCCTTTGCCTGCTCCTCTAATTTTTCTTCTTCTGATTTATAAAATTGTCTGAGTGAATCTACCTCTTTCTTGAAGAGTTCTTCATTAAGTTTAGCACTTTCTAATTTAGATGTAAGTTCTTCCTCTGTAAAGTCAGGAAATTTTGCAGCCAAATCAGAAATATATAATTCATCATCAGAGTAGTCATCAATTTTATAACTTCTCTGAGGTTGAGCTTCTGGATTTTTAGTAAGATAATCTTCAATTGCTGCCTTCTGATACCGTTCAACAATATTTCTAAGATCACCACCATTTTGTCTTATAAAATCAATAACTTGTCTTTCATAATCGGTATAATCTGATGAAGATAGTTCTTTCAACATATTAAGCTGGTCTTCTTTAGACAAAGTGTTCCAATCTACTTCATCTACACCACCTTCTTCATTCTCGAATTGGATTTTAGATGGATCCTGGATTCCATAAGATTTCAAATAAGAAGTAATAACATCTTCTTCTACAGGATCTTCTTCTTTAGTCTCTGATGCTTCTTCAGGAGCAGCTTCTTCTGTTTCCTCTTCTTCAGAATCCCAGAAATTTTCATTATCTTCCTCTTCGACAACTTCTTTTTCCTCTACTGGATCTTCCAGTAAAGAATCGTAATAATTACTTTCAATTTCTACCATAATTCATTAGTCCATTTTAAGGGTTTAACTTATCGCCGCAAATATAAGAATAAATTTTGTTAAATCCAAATTTATTTAATAATCTTTACAAACTTTTCATTGCGGTTAGTACAATAAGGATTATCTTGAATAACATTCACTTCTACAACTGTATGCTTTTTCTGAAACCATCTGCATAAGAAAAATTTCTTTGGAGGATCAATAGTAACTCTAGAATTAGACATTACAACAGACGTTTCATTATTAAATGAATAATCAGCAGCAATTACATTAGGATATGCAGCATGTAAGTTTAGCTTGCTCCATTTATCTGAAATAGTAGTATCTAAAACAAATTCTGGATTCTTAAAAATAGTATCTCTTACATAAATACTATCAACTTTTCTATTTTCAGATGCAATATACTGAAGTTCAGAAATTTCCTTATCTTTTTTCTTTAATTGTTTACGTGTTTCATTAAGTTTCTGAATAACAGAATCTTTACTATGATTTAACTGTGCAGCAGTCAATTCAAACTGAATAGCATTACCATTTAAAGAATCAACTTCTGCTTCATATGCTTTTACATTGTTTACTGCAACAGCTAAATCTTCATTTAGTCTGTGAATCTTAGTATTTTGAATTGCAACAATACTACCAAGACCAATAAATAGTACTGCTAGTACAGCAGCAATAATCATTTTAATTTTCATACTCATTTCTCCTTTTGTTATATTTATTCTTTATATAAGCGCCAATTAATATAAAAATACCAGTAATTATAAAGTAAATTAGTAACATTTCCGAATTTAAAATTGGAATATTTGTATAATAATATATTAAATTCGATAAATCTAATGTACCACAATAATATATTGGTAATCTATGTCAAATACAAAAATTTAATGCAATAGAAAGCAGTAATATAAGAATAAAAGACAATACAGACATTGATCAAATGCAATTTAATCATGGTATTATAATTCCAAAACATCCAAGAATAGTGCATGTAAAATAACATAGTGCCATAATTCATGGAATATGTTTTATTGCAATTAATGAACATCTTTTATACCAATTTTTCTCCATCTTTTGCTACAAACGGTTTCTTATCTGGTGTAATGGCTGTATATAAATGGCCATTTCTAACCTTTTTGTTCTTTTTCTCTTGTTTAGCTTTTCAAGCCTCTAATTGCTCTTTTGTTATAGGTTTAGGAGCATTAGGGTCATTAATATCCCATATTTTTCTTGTAGGAATATCATCCAATCCCTTTTCTAGTGGAGTTGGTTTTCTTTCTGTTTTCATTGATTTTGGCATAATATTTCAAATTTTCGCAAATATAAAAAACTTTTTTGAAAAATCCAAATAAAAAAGGCAGAGATTAAAATCCCTGCCTATAATAACTCCATTCTACAATGTTCACATAAAAACAACTTAGCAACTTGAAACATTTCAAATCCGATATCACCAATCAAATAAGCAAGATCTTCACTATATGGATCTATACCGTCTTGTCTTGCAATATGCATTGCCAAATGTAATTTTTCGTGATCGTAAGAATGTGCAAAATGTGCTGGACAAGAAGTCTTACCTATAACTATAATGGATTCTCTATTCGTACTATTCGAATATGTTATGCCTTTATTATCTAATCCACTATTCAATAAAAGTACCGCTTCTTCAATATCTTTTGTGCTACAGTTTAATCCTTCCAATTCTTCTATAATGAAATCAATTGAAATGGAATCAACAACGTAAAACACCCTAACTCATCAATCTCACTTCTTCAAATAGAATTCTTGTGCCAGCATCATATTAAATTACATCTTCTCAGTTAATTGGAATACCTTTACCTATACAATCAGAATAAAATCTTGTAAACGGTAACTCTTCGTATCCATCTGGATCATCAACGTAATCTTTAACAAATAATGCAAGACGTTGCTCATCAGGAACAGATGATCCTAAATAATCAGCTTTACACATATTTGCTGCAAATACGTAATCATATCCAAATTTATTCTTTAGAGTGATTCCATATCTTTTTAGAAGCTCATCGACATTATCTTTAGAGAGAGTTTGAATTTTAATACGTTTTCCAGAAGCATCTTCTTTATACATATTACTTGTAACCCATTCAAACATTCTCTTAGAAAAATGCCAACCATATTGAGCTAGATATTCCTCCATTCCTGAAGGAAATCGATCTCTTGCATCTAATCTCATATCTAACGCATTCTATAAGAACGAGAACCCATTCTATAAGAACGTTCACTTTTCTCCATCTTTTCCATAGCATCTTCGTAGCCATCTTCGTAGCCACATTCATATGCTTCTTCTGCTGTTTTATCGCGCATGCTACGATAATCTCTATCGCCGCGTTCTTTAATTTCCCACATTCGCATTGTTATCTTTGTGTTTTAATTGCTCAATCAGTAAGGCCATATTTTTACTCATCTCATTCATTTGATTTCTAAGTTGAGCAATCTCTTGCTGTTGAGCTTGTTTTTCTGCAACTTCCGGATTAAAATCTGAAAGTAACTTATCATATTGTTCAATTAGTGATTGATGATAATTTACACTATTTAAAAGATCAACGCTCTTTTGTTTAAGACTAATAATTTCAGAATTCATAGCCTCTCTACTATCAGATATTACAATATTTTCTCCATTACTATAAGAATCAGCAATATCTAAATTAGCAGGAATCGCATTCAAGTTTATAGGTGTATCGTTCAATTTAACCACTAAATCTACAATCATCTCTTGAGGTTGCCCAAATGTTCTAGGCATCTGATACTTTGGTTTAGGAATTGGCTGATTTACTACATAGCCAGTTTCTAAACGAGGATTGTCTCCTTTATGTAACACATAAATTGGACTATTTGGTCTTACTGATTGAAACATAATTTAGACTAATAACTGTAAAACTCCGTTGAATCTGTCGTAAAAGACTAAATGGATACCTTCATCTAAGTCAGCTCCAGTTGCTTGTGCGCCACCAATTAATGTAACGTTAATGTTAGTACCAGCAATACTAGGAACATTAAAACTTACAGGAAGGGCCGTATTGGTAGGAACTTCATCTACTCTAACTGCAATTATACCAGAAAATCTTGGTCCAACAAAAGGAGTTGGATTAAAGTTGTATGTTACAGTTGTTGCAGACTCTGTAATTCCAGTAGTCTCAATACAAATTATACCATTTTGGTTAACTCTGTTAAATAAGAAATTTGTTCCCATATTACAGAGCCCTCCTACGCCCAAATTGATCCAGTTGTGCCAGAATAGAAAGGATAAGAACCATAACCGTAGAAACCACCACTTACATAAGGAGTGGTATTAACAGCCTGGATATTTGGCCACTGAACAGGTACTGTGTTAGGCTGAGATGCCTTAATCTCAGAAACTTCTTTCTGAATTGGAGCAAGCATAGCAGCAACAGCAGCAGTCTGATTAGCGTTATCAATCTGTCCCTTAAGACTGGTATTAGCAGCTGTAAGAGTATCAATCTTATTCTGAAGTTCACGTTCCTTAAGAGCGCAGAACTGATCGTTCATTGCAATAGTTTGAGCATTAATAGCACCAATTATAGAATTGGTATTACGATCAGCTTGAGCACCTAACTGATTAGTTTGTTCAACAGTACGAAGCTGAGCTTCATAACCTTGCTGAGTAGTCAAAAGACGATTTTCGCAGCAACATTCTTGAAGTTTTGCAACGATAGAAGCATCACCAGAAAGAATAGCGTTCTGAACCTGTAGACCAGAAAGACCTACCTGAGAACCAACATTAGCAAGTGCTAAACGAGCATCAGAGATACCTTGGCTAATAGTTTCATAGTTCATTCCTAAAGTATTAGCTAACTGACGTACATCAGCATCGGTTCCATTAATAGCCTGAAGAACAACATCACGGTTGCTGTCAGAATTGACCATATTTCCAATTCCACCACCGAAGCCATTGCCGCCAAAGCCGCCAAAACCACCTCAGCCGCCACCAAAAGCTAAACCAAGTAAGAAACCAACAATTCCACCGCCCCATCCACCGAGGCCGAATCCACCGTTACCGTAACCATTACCGTTTAGAGCATAAGCCAACGGAATATCATTACGAGAACCGCCATCAAATACATAAGTTTTTTCGTCTGCCATTTTAAATAATTTTAATTGTTAATAAAAATACTTTTGTTGATCAACAATGCAAAGATACAACATGAAATGGCCGAAAACATCAAACTACCTACACAAAACAAAAATCCCCATAACTCATTGAGTTACAGGGATTTACAAAAATATAAAAATATGTGGAAATTACTATTTTATATTATGCTGGCACAGAGCCATCTTCATTCAATTCAAGAATTCTTGTAGCGTAATTCGTCATAGAGGGTTTTCTTGAATTTGTAGTATCTGCCTGCTCCTGCCGCACGCGGCTGCGGATGGTCAGGATGCGGGTAATCCAACTGGCGGCGATTGCAACCCCCAGCAGCTCGGCAATTCTGATAATTGTCTCCATTGCTATTTTTGTTTTGTGGGGCCTCGGATTGAGGAGGCCCCGTGTTAAATCAGTCAGGTTAATCTACCCACGGTGTACCCGTGAGGGTTTTGGTCGTGTTATTCGGTAAGATGTTGTCCTTGATGATGTATTTCGTAATCTTGGTATCTATTGCGGTATTTGCCGAATCAACGATGTTGTCCTTGATGATGTAATTGTTGCCGCGCAGGAGTTTGATTCCGTACCTTGTATTCCGCAGGATGTTATCGGTTATAACAACATTTGCGGGCCAAGTTTCACTCTCTCCGTCCGTCAGCAAGTCCACGATGCAGTAACTATTTCCGTCAAATGTGTTCCCCTCAAAAACGATATTTTTGAAGCCGGACTGGACAAATGCCACCCCGCCACGATTCCCTTGATTCTCGTTGGTTTGGGATACGATGTTATTCCCGCATATGACGATGTCATCAATGGGATTATCGGTCACTCCGTGAATAGTCAGTGATGCGTGGGCGGTGGCGGTGGATTGGTTGTTGATGGTGTTACAAATTATTCGCACCCTGCGCGACCCACGATGCAACTGCAAGGAGGTACGCCAACCATTCCCGAAATATGAGTTGCTGATGGTCACATCCGTCACATCTTCCGTCCCGATATTCTCATACCCCGCATAGTCAGCCATACAATGGTCAACCACAATACGGGTGGAGTTTTCCCAGATAAAAAACTGATACCCATATTCAAATTGCCCAGTCGGATTGCGCGATGTGTCATAATTTAGGTGATGTATATATACTCGCTCTATCCGGCTATCGCTTGCAGTGCAGATAGACAAAGCGATGTACCGCCAATTATTGTTCACAAAGTCAGAGGCATCTACCTCAAAGTCGTGAATGTAGTGATTGCTCCCTCCTGCCGTTGTATGGATGAGGGTCTTCACTTGATATGTTCGCCAATAATGTATATCGTAATTCGTCTCTCCAGATTGGATGAAGTTGGATGCTCCCAGGAATTTCAGGACGGACACTCCTATCCCATCGCCAAACATCTCCACACCGTCCGCCAGGTTGATGGTCTTTCCGATTAGATATGTCCCGGCAGGGAAATAAATTCGCTTTGCACCGCTCGCTATTGCGAGGAGGACAGCGGCAGTATCGTCGATAACTCCGTCTCCGACCGCTCCGAAATAGCGGACATTCGCTGTTTCGTTGATTTTTTCTTTCGCCCTTTCGGCCACTTCTTGCGAAGCCTTTCGTTCATTGATGATTCCTACGCAGGAGAACGTTGAGTCTGCTCCGTCCGTCCGTTTTGTAGTTGCAAAATATGCGGCATTCTTTGGACGATTAATGGTAACCTGACGCATAGTTGTGGATGAACCAATCAGCGCATTACCTATTATGAACGTTTTATTTTCGCCATACCACGCCCACCCCGCATTCGTCTGCGTAAGGTTCAACTGCGGAACATAAATTTGCAACTTGTCATAGTTGCGAACATCTACAAGGTCAGACCCATAGGACGATGAACTGCTCGAAGAAGCAAGCGATCCATCCAACTGCGTGCGGTACTTGCTTTGTATCCATGCGAATTGCGAGGTTATATCCTCCGCAGTCTGGCCCGATTCGATAAGCGGAGAAACGATACCTCCGGCTTCCAATGATGACTCTGCGATGCCGACGCAACTGAAACTACCGTAGTCCGACCGCCAGGTAGTACGGACATACTTTGCTCCGACAGGAACATCAATCGTTTCGATGGTCATAGACGCAGGAGATCGATCGGCCCGCCATACTGCTCCCACTACATTGTAACTTGCATCGTAGAAGCAAAGACCAGGGGCATTTGTTGCATTCGCAAGATATGCCAAGGATATGCGTAATTTAGTATAGGCGGAAATATCCACATATCGCTCATTGGCTCGCGATGCCGACGAGCTGGATGTCCTTATCTCTCCTATATTTATCACTTGGTCGCTCTGAGGATTTGCAGCCACGATAAAACGAGAATTGACCCACATAAAACTATTTGAGATGTCCACCTCGGATTGCGAAGATAATACGCCACCAAATAGCCTGGAGTGTAGCACTTTCCCCCGTTCTGCAGACCACGCCTTGTCGGCTCCGCCGTCCGTATCATTATTGACCACTTCCAGCTCCCCAGCAGCGCCTGTATAACCTGAATTGCCCTGCTCGCCTTTGATGCCGGAGATATTGATCGTCAGCACGCCGTCCTGGACGGTTGCAGTGGCGGAAGGGGTTCCTGATGTATTGTCAACGTTGACGACGGCAGAGGTCACACCGGCGGGACCGATAGGTCCTTGAGGACCTGGAGTTCCATCATTCCCTTTTATTCCCGAGAACGAGAATTGTAGTGTATTCCCGGACATTGACGCAGAGCCAGAAGGAGTACCGCTTGTCCCGTCAATGCTTACTTGAACGGCTTCAATGGCGTCCTGTTTAGATGCAAGCTCTTCTTTCGTATCTTCCGCAACAGTCTTAATTCTACCATCCAAATCATTCAAAGCAGCAGCAACTACCTCTTCATCAGTTTGATAATCTTCAACTGTCATATATCCTGACAAATCTGGTTTATTTAAGATAACTCCCATTCCTGATGTAGCGTTTCAGTCAGATTGTACTTGAGCAGCAGGAATAGTAGGTTTATCACTTAAATCATTATAACTACCAGATGTGGCAACTCTAGAAAGTTCAAATTGTCCATTATTACTAATAGTCTGATTATAACTTTTACTGCCAGAAGAAGAATACATACTAACACTAATGTCTGGTGTAGCAGAACTAATATTACTATCTACTTCATTTTTTGTATAGTAATTGCTAAGATCAATATCAACCTTTTCATCACGTCTAAGAAACCGATGATTACACCAGTCTCTTATATATTCAAAATTACTTTTTAAACTCATATATTATGCAACCCGCGGCCCTGGATGCCCCGGATTAAAATTAATGTTAATAAGTGCGTGTATAGGTTTAAAACTACTATCTAAAACTATTCCAATTATAGGAAGTTCGTTACTACTAAAATAACATCCGTAAGATGTCTCTGAACCAGATGAAATTTCTCTACTTGATGAATTTTTTTCAATTCCATCAAGACTATAAGCTTCTGATAGGTTAACAGATGTATTATTTATTGTTAAAGTTCCTTTTAAGTGTGGCAATTTATTTTCTGGAATACGTATCATACCATTAATAAATAATCCATTGTCATCCAACATCCTTTTAATAATATCGTCGATGCACCAATCAGCACCAATCGATTCAATATTTAATTCTGTCATATATTACGCAGCATTAAAACCATCATAAAAATCTAATAAATTGCCATTTGAATCATAAGTAATAGCATAACCACGACTTCTCATCATATAACCAATCGCATTATTTTCATCAATTGGTAGTGGTAGATATTCTGAAAAATACAAAGGAAATGGGGCATCAGGTAAATACACTTTAATTGGATTAATTGTAGCATTTCTTAAATCTAAATCAACTCCTGGAGTCAAAATAGTATTATTTACTTTATTTCAACTCATAATTATCTCGTTTCTCCCCCTCCTGAAGAGTATTCAATATTTCCATCATAACTTAATTCTACGTAATTCTGAGAATCCATTATTCTATAAGCCTTAGATTCTACGTATTTATAGTTACTATCTACAAAAACCCAAACAAAATCGTTTTCACCTAATGTGTACATGATAACGTATGCAGCGTTTTCTGGTACTGTTACATAATAATAGTCTGACATACTATATTCCGCACCAGGTGTAACACTATTAATTGTTTGTGTTGGAACTTTTTCTACTCCATCAATATACATTTTTGGAGTACTGTTAACTGGGTCAAACTTCGTGCCCAATTCAACTGTATAAAATTTAACTACTGGTATCATATTACGCTTTTCCGCCTCCGCCTCCGCCTTCAATTGGACCAAGGGGTATTCTCTGAGTTACAGTAATAGTATTATCTGGTTCGTATGTTGTCAAACTAATATAGTTTCTATTTCATCCGAAGATCAGATCCATCTGTTCTTCTGTTATTTCTGCATTAGTTCCATCTTCAAATACTACTGCTTGGCCAACAGTTAGCGGATAGAACTTAACGCTCTTTTCTTTTAATTGTTTAATTTGTGCCATTTATATAAATTTTAGTTAGATCAAAAAGATTAGAAAGGTCGCTTTGCTCTTGTCAGCGATCATCAATCTTCTTAAAACTTTACTTATTGTAATTCAATTTCCATTGACTTTCATATAAACAGTTGCTCCAGATACACAATTAATAATAAGATTGTGCGTAGCAGAAATATTTGAAAGTCTATATACATAATTTACATATGTTATTGATTGTCCTTCTTTTTGTGTTTGCGATTCAACTCTTTCCAAAGAAGACGTAACAAAGAATCAACCTCTGTTTTAGTGTATACATTCGAATCGTGATCATCGAGTTCAATCTCATGCCACTTACCATTATATCATTCATAGATTCCAATCAGTTTCTTTTTAAGATCTGTCTTCATCCAAATATAATTAGTAGGTGGCATGGTATTGTCTCTTCAAATTTTTTTGATTATTGGTATAGATTATTTAATTATTCAGTGTCATTATTAAACTTTTTATATTCGTGTGCAATGAAATAAACTATTGTGCCAATCATAGAGATTCCTGCAACAATGTACAATCCTCCTGCAGCAACACTATAATTTAAACAACCTAATACTCCAATAAATGAAAGTATACATATCAAACACGCCATAAAAAAGCGTAAATGATATTTATAGTTAGTTTTATCTACCATAATTGAGCCTGCTTAATACTAATGATTTTATAATCACCGTTTTGTGTTTCTTCAAAAGTGGCAATATATCTAGTAATTGTTTGTAAACGAGGATTTCCAGAAGATTCAGTTGTTATATGCAAGATTTGTGCTGTAATTCCAGATTCAGTTTGAGTATGATCAATATAATCTTCATCAGACGATCCAGGAGGAAGCATATAATAACCATCATTCACATAATTATTTAAATAATTAGTAGATGTTAAAGTTGTAACGGTCTTAAAGTACTTTTCATTTAAATCAGAATGAGAACTAGAATAACCTCCTGAAACAAACGGATCTACATATTGAATTGCATAGATAGAACCATTCTGTACAAAACGATATCCATCCTCATACTTATAAATAGTAACAGAAGACAATTGACTTAAAAGATCGTCAACATTGAATTGTACAGAACTATAGTATGCTTTAATTACATTTCAAGTAGCAGGAGTAAATATATTGCCATCCCTCTTAATTCCATTTGGACCAAGGTCGTACGATTCTTGTCCAGAATCATCATAAAATTTAAGAATGATATCTCCATTTTCATATCCAAACTTAGCACGAGTAATCCAAGAACTTCCAGTTTTAACGTCAATGTCAATTAAACCGTTACTCATTACAGTACGAACATTAGAACTTTGCGATGTTACAACACCATCATTTGTTACTGTAAATGGAGCAGTATTTAAATTGCCAGAACTTAATTCACCAGCCCAGATACGAACGTCTCCGACTTCTTTTGCTGTTTTGCTAAAAGTACCTCCTCCTTCAAGAGTTGTATTAATAGCCTTACCAGAAGTCATACCACCAACAACAGTGTTATCGTTATTAGTAACAACAAGTTGTTTAGTTGTTAGATTCTTAATATAAGCATTTTGAGCAAGTAAAGTATTAAATGCCGAATCAGAAGCAATTGCAAATCTTGACCAATCAGTATTAATATTACCCTCACTATCCGTAGGAGCAGTGCCTTTTACAGGATGTATACACTTATAATAGCAACCTTCATATTGAACAATATCAAGATAGGTTACTCCATCAACAGCTGTTGTTCCATCATAATATTGTGTATTTTCATTATAATCCCAAATTCTTGTAACTGATTGATCTAAGGATTGTGCTCCACTAGCACCAGGAACAATAACTGGAACAATTGCAGAATCTAATATTCTACCATCCATGTCTCCTTCCCACCATACAATTTGAATGGAATTATTAGAAGAATTAACATTTGAAATGGTTGCACGATAAACATTATTTACATTGTCTATTCCACCACTTAAAGCTTTAGGTGACGAATCAGAATAGCTACCTAAATATGCACATACATTTTTAGTACTATCTGAACCATATTGCTGGTTCATTCTAAGCCCGCCATTATTGAATAGTCTGAATGTAATTTCACCACTAACACCAGCGTCTGTTCTTGTAACAGTGGTTGTTAAAGGAACAATCACATAATTATCAACTAAAGAAACACCATCTTTGCCAAAGTGTGCCCAAAGAGTAGGTCTTGAGAAAGCAGTCCATTTAGAATCTTGATATTTACGAACAGATACAAACTCATAAGGAACGTCTGCACTAACACCAGTAGGTTCATCAGTCCAAGGTTCATTTGCACCATCTTTATATGGAAGATATTCTGCTTTCTGATAATCGGTACTATTTACAATCTCTTCAGATAGATTAGATGGATCTAAGGAACTTGCAACTTGAGAAGATGCCTGAGCATGGAAAATATATTCAATTCCATTGCCATCTACGCCATTTTCTCCTCATACAGACCATTTGAATGGTCCTTGCCAAGAACTTCAGGTTTTTGTACGTCCATTATAAGTAGAATAAGCATAAAATTCTACAGGATGCATAGGATCAATACCGGTAGCATTATCTTTCCATCCGTTTCCTTCTACAAAATTACTACCATTTCCATTAGGAATATTCACAGTAGCAGTTCTTGAATCAACGAGATTATAAATGAATTTAGTAGTATCTCCATCAACACCATCGGTACCGTCTTCTGGAGTCATTCTAGAAGGTTCTGACCATTGTTTATCAGTAGTACCATTTAAATCAGAGAAGATGTTCCAAGAAGACCATAGATATGGTTTCTCATTAGTTGCAGCAGGAACGCTATTAGACCAACCATTAACAACATCATCGTCTCCAGTCTGTGGATCATCTTTAGAAGCATCATGTAACATATTATCTAAAGTAGAATACCACTTTCAGTCATCAATTCCTGGCTTAGAAGGAGCGGTTAATGTTGATGTTCTTGTATAAACAGAGAACGGTCTATAAGTATTAATGGTTAATTCTCCACTAACAGCTTCTGCAATTCTTTCATTAATTGTATTGTTTACATACACCTTAGTAGCATAACCACTAAGAGCAGCATTAATCATTTCTAGGATTTGGTTAGTAGTGAAACATTCTTCACAAGTACTACCACCTTCTCCAGAAGGTAAATTATATTCAGTATAATCTGAATCACCATCTTTCTTCACAAGAAGTTTTCCGTTTTCAATTTTAACATCAACAACAATATCAGAAGGAAGTTGTCCGTCACCACCAAATATTCCAAGATTTTCTCAATTAGCACCATCATCATAAGATACACTAAGTATGTTATTGGAAACTCTTAATTTAGTTTGTGTACCACCGGCAGGAACGTTGATAGTAACATTTCCATCTAAAATGTTTTGATTATTAATTAAATGAATGTCTGAACGCTTAACATAATCAGAGAGATCTTGAACATCAGGAATTTCCGACTTTTTAGCATATTCTGACAAATCAGGGAATGCAATATTACCTTCGCCAATTAAAGACTTATTATTTACGGTTTTTAATTTGATATCACCTGCACCAACAAGAGATTCTCCAGCAATTGTTTTTAGATCATTAGCTTTTAAGAAACCTTCAGTGCTAGGAATAGTAATATCCCCATTACCGATAAGTGATCTACCGTTAATTGTAACAAATTGAATATTACCTTCTCCAATTACAGGTATATTATTAATAGTCTTAAGCGGGCCTTTAATATAGCCATCTAAAGAAGGCATATCTCTTCTAAGACGAGCAATTTCATCCTCAGCATCCTTTAGTCTGAGTTTAATTTCTTCAATATCAAGTTCAAAATTAGGGAAAGGTATTGGACCAGCATCATATAAAATACCACAGTCAGACATATCCAATTCAACATCAGTAATAATACGTCTACCTTCCTTATTTGCATCGTATTTTGCAGAAATTACTTCACGATGTCCAAAATGATACATTCCATCTTCAGAATTATACCAAATCGACACACCAGCTAAAGTAAGATTCATTAATTCGGATATAGAAATAAGATTCGTCCAATTTTCTTGGCCTTCATATTTCCACTGAATGAATCTGGCAGGACCAGATATTTCATCAGAACGTTTTGTATTATCGGAATCAACTCTGAACAATACCGGATGTCCCTCCTTTGGACGTAACTCATCTAAATTAATTGATTTAGGTGTAGTTTTGTCCCAACTTCTTTCCCAAGACAGTACGTTATCCTCAACTTTAGGCTTCCAAGAAGGTCCAGTAAGATCAGGTGAAGTAGTTTCTCTGTACTCAGTACCATTCTGGTAAGAATAAATATGAACTTTTCCACCATCAAAACGGGCTCTGATTTCCGGCGTCTCCGGTGTGTCACCATTATCGCCCTTTGGACCCTGTTCACCAGGAGTACCTTTACGAACTAAACATTCAAAGTCACCTACAGTTCTAGGATCATCTACTTCAAATTTTCTAGTACCGTGACCAGAATAATAGTAAAGAGATCCATCGAAACCAATAAGATCGATTTGTTCAGCATCGTTATGATACACCTGATCTTTATCATACTTAGAAAGCGTAATAACTGTTGTTTTAATATTTGAGTCAGAAGATAGTTGTGTATTTACACGTTTAATATTCTTCATAGCGTTCTAGTATTTGTTTTTGTTCTTTCACACTTAAAGTGTTACTATCTAATAGACAATATGACTGATATGCATCTCACATGATGCAAATATCTTTATCAGTCAGTACGTTGCCCATCTCTAAATCTTTACATTTCTTTATAAATTTATTATATACGAAATCTAATATTCTATCCATCACATCCACAATCATTATTTGCCTTTAACAAGTTTCCACAGATTGATCCACAAGATTGTAAACAGTTATATACATTTAGTGCTTGTTCTAATAAGCCTCTTTCTATAAACTGTTCAATCAATCAAACTCCAAGGAAAATATAATCACGCTGTGACTTGTTTTCTTGATTTTTGCATTTAGATGAACCACAATTTGCAGTACCTTCTTTAAATGCCTTCATCTGCAAATTTAATAAACATTTTTTTAAATTACAAATACATAGAACCTCTTCTTCAATGCATTCATAATCTCGAATGGTTAAAAGTTTATTAATATGTGAACGTACTAATTGTACAGAATCAAACTCGTTAAGATCTGCTACTTTGATTTTATTATCTTCAAATGTAACATTTGGAATAGTGAAAAGATAAATCGTATACATTCCATCTTTACTAATTTCAAATTCTGAACGAGAGGTTATTTCAATGATCTCAGAATACATTTCGTTTTCATTCTTTTCTTGTTGATCATAAATAACCATATAATAGGTGCCATCTGGTACATCTACAACCAGACGACACCCATTCATATAAATTTGTTTAGACATCTCTTATTTGATCATTATAAGGGTTTCCATCATGAATCTGTGCAAGTTCTGCTTCAAGTTGCTTTTCTTTAACTTCAATAAGTTTATCATTATAATCCTTTTTATCTCTAACTTCTTGTTCTTCGATATCCAGTTTTCTAGCATCGTTTTGAATTTTAGCTTGAGTAGAAGAATTAACTTGAGATTGAAGTCTTTTAATTTCATTTTGCAGATCTGCAATAGTCTTTTGACTTTGTTTTGCATCAGATTCATATTGCTGTACTTGTTGCTGAAGTTGTTGAAGCATATTGTTTTCTGCCTTCTTTGCACGAATAGATTTGACAATTCTTTTCTTCATGTCAGTAAGATTCTTGGCATCTAAGATATCAATTGTCATTTCTGCATCAGACAAACCACCACGAATTAATTCTATATTTAATTGCTGCGCAGTTTGTAATTTAGCATAAGTTTCAGCACTATCTTGAATATGAATGTCAAAATCAGTAGTTGTAAAATGTTCTGGAAGAGCAGTAAATGTTTTTACAAGTCTATCTCCCAAAACAATTGTACCAGTAAGGCCATTCTTAAAAACATATTTTGCTAAATCAAGTAAATCGTGGCATACCTCTCTTTGCATCAAATCCATAGCATGGAAATATTGCTTTGTTATTAGAGAAGATTGATGAACACCAACTTTAACATTTGATGCAGCCTCTCTTTCTTGTATTTGTCCAAGTTTTTGAGCAAACACACCAGATATAGCTGATGCTTGTTGTTCTACAGAATCAATTGCAACTTGAATTGCTTGAATTGCCTGTGCTTTCAAAGTATCATCATATCCATTAAATGTTGTATTTAGAAGTTGGGCTCCTTCTTGAGAAGAATCATACAGTGCCATTCCGTTCTTTTTATATGCTTTTCATTTCATTAAACGTTCTGGCATTTCAACACCTAAGAACTCTGGAACAGATGCTAAATCAATTCAGTCTCCAATTGTACCACTAGATGCAATAAGATTATCTCTATAATATATAAGCAAATCAAATTTGTCTTGAAGAGGCATTGTGGCTTGAATTAAACTAAAAGGCTGCCCATTTTTATCATTAAAGAACATTCCATTTAAGTTCAATTTACAACTACGTGGATCACTTTTACTTCTAATGTAATATTCTGGTTCATCACGATAAATATAAACCTCTCCACCTATACGAACTCCTTCTTTAAGAACAGAGCGATTCTTCTTTTTGTCAAACTCTAATCATTGGCATTCGTAAACAGGAATTACTCTATTACTTAAATCTTGGTATCATTCATCTGCATCATCTGGTCAAAGTGGGTGCACTTCCAATCCAGCAAGAATACCTGGAGTTGGTCTACGCTGAGTATCGCCATTTTCAAGAAGTTCATCCATTGTAGTATTGATAACTACATGACCATCTGTATAATCATATTTTCTTGTACCAGAAAAATAATCTTCTATTTCAGAAATAGCAGCAGTAGTAAGATCTTCTCCAAATTCTTCTAGAATTTCATCTTTAGTAAGTCACCTTCTAATAACAGCACGTCTTGATTTGTTTAAGAAGAAACTATTTGGATTTCTTTCAATAAAAGTATCAAGTGGATTAAGTACATCTAAGACAAGATTATCTTTTCCTCCAGACGGTCTAACCCTATAATAGCAGCAGCCTCCTATTAAAAGATCCGTTAATAGCTCTCTTAATTTATTTTTAAGGTCAATTTCACGACTATGCTTAATATACTCAATTATATTTTGAGCAGCAATCTCATAATCTGACTCAAACGAGTTCTCAATATCATCTTTAATTCTTTGTAATTCCTTTTCAATAAAAGGATCATTTACTGGTTCTTGAGAACCCATTAAAATATTTATAATTGCATTCTGAAGATATTTTCTAAGATAGTTAAATAACTCAGAATCAATTTTCAATTTTTTATCTCTTTGAATTTTTGATATAGTTTCAGAATCCTTACATGTTACTTGCATATCTAGATCCAATTCAAGATATTCTCCTACTAAAACATCAATATGCTTTTTCATAAGTGGAGTGAAAGTGACAGATGTAGGAACGCCTATACCGTAATTTTCTTCTAAATGTTTAAATTGTTCTGCATCACGTACTCCATGATAATAGTTGTATGCTTTACGTAAGGCAGTTTTCTGATAGATGAGTTCAGATATACATCTATCAATGTTTTCTTTATCATTAATCCTCATCTTCTTCAAATTCTTCTTCATCAAGAGGTATTATTTCTCTATTTATTTCTCAGAATTTCACCTTTTGATATTGATTTTTCTTGAATTCTTTCTTTACAAATTTCTTGAATTCATCTTCTGTTCCTTCATACGCAAGTATAGTTGGAGTATACCATCTATCAAAGTAAATATAGAGTTCATAGATATTATCTTCGTGTAATACTCGTAATTTACCTATGTATTTTCCATCTATTACTTGATTAATAATTTCTAGTATTTCTTGTTCTAAGGTTGTCATAATGAATCGTTAGGTATTACTCCAAATTGCATGTATCCTTTATCGTTTTTATACCAGCCTATGTCTTTTCATTGTTTATTAATAATGTTTACTTTAACTGGAGTAATTCCAGTTAGTGCTTCATCACCAATTTCGCAACAGCCCATAGCTGCAATCATATCGAACTTTCTTTTATTCTCATAGGTATACTTCAGAAGTTCCTCTAACATATCTGGATAATCTATTGTATAATAATAGTCACTAAGAAAGTTTTGTATCAATTCCAATCCATGTTTAATTACAGCTTCTGTACCAGGTACACCTAGTAATTTCTTATTTCCTGCTCTTTTATTTTTAACTGATACGGCATATTGTGGACGTTCTAATAGGAAATGGTCTTTTTTACGTTCAACAAGAAATTGTTGAAAACCAACTTTTGTAAACTCAAACATTGCTTTACAGTTATATCAAGTAAGTAATTTAAGAGCTATCATATATGCTATACGAATGTCCCTTGGACGATCTTTGTATATTGCAACGTATTTTGGTTCATTTGTACCAAATACTCTCTTTTTAATAACAATACAAAAATCGGAAACATCATTATCTGTTGCAGAATTGTCTGTGCCTATATCAATACCATCAATTCCAGCAACATATAAATTTTTCCAAACATTTCCTTCTGGATCTTTTAGAGGTGGTTCTACTACTAATAATTTTGATGTAGATGATTCATAAGCATTTACTTTAGAATAATCTGGAGCATTTTTATCTCATTCAAGAGCCATTGGTGTAATTTTAGCTCCAAGATTTCTAATTTTAATGTTTGTCATTTGTTCAGAAATTAATTCTGCATCAAATACATTTGCTCCAGTTTTTGCTAATGCTTCTTCTGGTACAAAACAATGTTCTGCACATTCATCTAAGAATGCTTTTCCAGAAAGTTTAGAACGTTGATTCTCATAATACTTTTTTAATTCTGGCCAATTTGTTACTCCGCGAGAATCAAGATATTTTTTAGATAGTGCAAATTTATGTGCAGGAGCAAAAAAAGCAGTATAATCTGGTTTTCCATCATAGGTATCATAATTCTTATATGGAAGAACATCAAATCCAATAGGATTACTAAAAATTGTACCTAGTCCACCAACTGCAACATCATCACCACCAGTTCCTAGAAATATACGAGTACCGAAATGTACACCACCTAACTGTGTAAGAGAAGCACCTTGAATTCAAGCCTTAATTAATTGTTTAGCAGATCCAGCCTCTTCATATACAAGTCTATCTACACGATCACCTCTAACTTTATTTGGGTTATCTGCTACAATCGTTCTTATCTCTGACATTCAACCGAATTCCTGACCATCTCTTGTAACCTTAGATGCACGCTTTGTATCATTGTTATTCATCTTTTGACGTACATGTCTAAGTCCTCCAGATGTATTCATATTAAGCCAGTCTAGTTGTAATCAGCATTTATCACGTAATGGCTGTAGTTTATCGTCAGCTTCACATGTGAGAAGTACTTTATACGCTCTGTTAGTTGTATAAGGCCTAACAGACATTGCTGCTGTCATTTCTGACCAACCAGTACCTCTAGCTTTCAACGCGCCTGCATCTAAGTGCAGTTTTTCAGCCATTTCAACATAGTGAAATCATTCATATTGTTTAGCTAAGAACGAAGGAAAGTTTTCAGAACGTCCAACACCTGCAACTTTGTCATCTGGAATAGTTTGCATTCGATAATAATTAATAAAATAATAATTATCTCCAGTTAATCTATATTTTCCAACAGTATAACCGTTTTGCATTCTATCTACTTCCCTTAATCAAAGATCTCTTCATGGTTTAGAACCTTCAGGAAATTCTGTATATTTTCCTTTATTTTCAAATATTGTAGCCATTTCTCTAAATGGAGTTGGATCAAAATCTAATCCTTTTTCCATTGTAATTGGCCTATACCCAGTTAGTTCATATGATAATTCTGGATCGAAATAACGAATTTCTTCTGTTATTGGTACATCTCATTCTTCTCCAGGACGTTCGTGATGAAATCTATCTTCTTCCTGAACGTCTTCTACTGTATTTAATTTATTCTGCTTTTTGATATCTTCTTCAAAAAGAGATTTTATCAATTCCTCTTCATAGGTAACGTCAAATTTTGGTTTAGCCTTCTTTTTTCTTTCTTCTTTAAATTCAATTTCAGACTTTACAATTTTTTTACGTTTACCTGTAGTCCTATCAATAGCCATATTAGTCCATTATTAATCAAGTAAGCCAAGAGGAACGTCTCCTCTGACCTTTGCAGCAGCTTCTTGATTTGTTTTATGTAATTCTTCAAGCGTTTGAAGTTCAGCTCTTATTTTACTAATCGAAGTTAAATCACCAATAACATCTTTTGGTTTATAAAGAGGCTTACCATCAACATCAACTTCTGAAAAGTCAATATTATCCAAATGAACCCGCATTTTATAAATTGTTCGATACGCAGTTTTAATTAATGCGAGGATTGGATCAGCCTCTTGTAGTTCTTCATATTTATGAAAAGCATTAACAAAATCTTCATCTTTCAGATCTTCTTCTGTAAGACCAGAATCTGCTAATGCTGCTTCATGTTTATCTTTTTCAAGATATTTAAAATAAGGGCTTTTAAAATCAAGAACCAAATAAATGTAAGTGAACTCTTTATAGGCGCGAATTCGCAGTTCACCTTTTTTGTCCTCCTTACATTTATTTCTTTCTGGTTCTCATAGTTTTGCGAATTCTTTTACTAATAAAATGCTATAATCATCTATTCGAAGAGAATTTGTTGTGTTATCGAATATAAAGATTTGCATATTGTTTTTATTTTATTTATTGTTTAGATCCAAATGCTCCACCAATTAAAGTAGGGAATCCCCAATCTATATTAGGTTCTACATTGCGAATGATTTTAGCGTTTTTCACTCAAGAAAGATCTGGTCTATAAGATCTAATTGTAGATATTGTTTGATTATAAGAAGGTCTGCTTACAGACATATTAGGATTATAAACAGTAATGTTTGTATCAAAATGTTCAGGGATTTGTAACGATTCTGAATGTGCACCAATTAACTTTGGCTGTGGACCAGATGTTATTTGAGGAACATTAGAATTACTTGTGCTAGGTCTACTAATTTCTACATCTGTAGCAGCCGGAGCAGCAGTAGCACTATTTCTAAAGAATTCAGATAATCAATTGCCCAATCTAGATCCAAGTCCACCTCCTACTACAGTACCAATCATTGATCCAGCAGCTCTTCCTTCTCTAGATTTATCGCCAGCTGTTGCTACTAAATCACCAGTTACATCTGCAGAAATATCGTGTGTGTTGCGACGTCCATATAAATTACTATTTTTGTCATATACTTTTTCTCCACTGTTACGACCAACACGTTCCCCTATATTTCCACCAATTCTAGAACCAGCATATGAACCAGCAAGAGATCCTACAGTTGTAAGTGGCGCAGCTAAAGCACCTGCAAAAGTTTCTCCAGCAATTACTGGCAAAGCCAATGTAGCACCGACAACAGGAGCAGCATTATTAGTAGCTTCTCGAATTCCAGCATTATAAATTGCAGAATTAAGATGCTGTGGAAGTTTTTTAGGGTTAATAGATGCTTTAATATCATCTGGAGTTTCTCTTCAAATATCCTCTAAAATCGCACCATAATTTGTGCCGCCTTTACCGTCAGGTGTACCCTTTTCAAAGAAAAGTCTTCAGTTTTTAGCATCTTCAGAATCTCCTCAGAATCATTCCGGGTTTTGTATTGCTTTTTCAATTACGTCATTTATTTGACCATAAGTTGTAGAAAAAGTATTATTTGTATATGGTGTGTTTACAAAATTTTGCCCATAAGTGTGTGTTCCCATATGTGCTCCAGAACGAGATCCATTAAACGTAGTATCTCCAGCTCCAAGTACTCTATGGACAGAATTAGTATCTTCACCTCACATTCCATCATCAACTAATCCATTATCTCTCTGATATTGTCTAATAGCATCATATGTAGATTGTCCAAAACGTCCATCGATTCCTGCATCGCCTAAATCATATCCTCTAGAATATAAGAAGTTCTGAAGTTTTCTAATAATTCCTTCGTTTGCGTGATTTTGATAATAGCGAGTAGCTCTTGCAAAACCTCCTCCATCTTGCATACTCTTTATCGTTCCACCATCTTCAAATTTAGCTTCAGGGAATCTATTAGTAATACGTTCTCCAAGATTCTCAAAAAATCCTTCAGGAGCAGGTTTTCTACGAACAAATGGAATCATTTGACGAATAGGATGTCTACGAATCCATTCTTCATCAGCATAACGTTTAGGAAAACCACCAGTATTATCTCACACATTTGCAGTTTTTCCGTATTTGCCAAATTCAAATTCACCATTAGTGGATGGATAGTCATAAGTACCTTTAATAACTTGCTCTGGGGTACCAATTCCAATAATAGTTATTGTTTTATCTTCACTTCTTTGTTTTGGAAGTTTGTCTCCTTCAGCACCAAATTTAATCTTAGTTCCACCGCAACCGCAGTCTACTCTACCACCTTTTGCGTGTTTGCAAATAAAATCATGAATCTTTCCTCCATTTCTAAAAGATTGGCTTTTGTACTCTTCATAAAATTGAGCCATTAAATCCATAATATAATTTTTACCTTCTTCAGTTTGTGAAAGTTGATTTAGCTGTTGCACAATTTGTTCTGGTTCCATTTTCTGAAATTCAGGAATCTTTGTAGGAAGCCACTGAACAAATGCAGCCATCATTTGTTCCTGTTCTTTAGATGGAGCTTGTCCACCTTCTTGATATTTTCTTAATGGATTATTAAACATTTTTAAACTTTCTCTAAATCCTTAGTAGAAAACGTTGCTTCCTGTAAAACACCATTTTTATCAAATCAACGACATTTTATACCAAGAAACATAGTTTCTATATCTCCAGTTTCTCTATTTCTCAAGTTCCTTGTAGTTTTTTCAACAACAAACATCACAGGAACATTTTCAATTTCATGTCTTACTTTTACAAGATCACCAGGTGCGAAATACACTCTGGTATCAAATTCTCCATTAACCATAATTATTTCTTTTTAACAATTCTACACATAAGAAGTCCTTCGCCTACAAGTACATAACCTTTCTTTCTAAAAGGAAGTTTACCTTCAGAATAAGTAGTATAATATACATCGTCTCCGACTTCTACATTTTTACAATCTGGTCCTTTAGCAATAACTTGACCACATTTAATAACATCTAAATTTTGTTCTATCTCTCCAGTTTCATTGGATTTATAAGTCTTAGAACTTTCAACTCCAACGATTAAACCTGAAGCAGTAGTTTCTATATTTCGATAAGGGTTTGTTGGATAAGGTTTAATTAATACATTACTATTTATAGGTATTATTTCAACTTCATCTGTACAAATTCCTTCAAGATTATTCTCTACAATAGTGTCTGCTGTATCTTTAAGCAAACTTTCAAACATATTATTTACTTCCATTACCATTTATTCATATCACATTGTTCCTCAGGTACAAGTACCTTAATCTTACATACGCAGTAGCATTTTGAGCATACCCAATCTCTGCCAATTTTTATTTTATCTGGACATTCCATACAAATAGACAATCTTTTTTTCGATTGAACAGTTTCTTCTTTTTTAAACCATTTAATTCATCCGTCGATTATGTGTTGTATTTTAGTCAATAATTTCGACTTTCCTTCAGTAGTATCCATATTTTTTCTTATTACGTTTTATAGCTCATTGAATGTCTTGATATCTTCCATTAAATTGTTTACATGCCTCAGTTGGGCCGTTGTATTCATTTAGCACTTTTCCATTATCGTCTAATTGTTGTATTTTAAATTTCCTTAAAGATTTTTTTGCTAGTTCAATTGCTTCTCTCATTAAAGCGTCGCCTTTAAATCTTCATATAAAGCCATATGCTTGATTAGTTTTGTTGTTACAGCAATTCTGAATACATTGTCATTTACCTTTAACAGAATCTGCTGCTTGTTTTAAACTAACAAATTCTTCAAGTTGCTTTCCAAATTTATCATATTTTATTACTTTTCGTTCTCCGATATATGGAATAATTTTATCATATTGAGGTTTTTCGTTATAATAAGACCATACAAAACCACCACAACTATGCCTATTTTTATTAGTGTGTCGGCATATAGCAATAATAGATGCTGGATCGATATTAAGTTCATTACCTGCAATTTTTGCTGATTCTCATTGCTTTATAAATGTACCGTCCTCGCTATATTGGTTTACTGGTTTTGAATGCATTTGTATATTTAACAGTTCTGATTTACTAAGTGGTTCTTCAGCAAATCTTCAAATATATTTACAACACGTTATTGTTTTATTAATACAAGCTTTAGATATAGATGATGATGTTGCTAAACCTATTGCTTGTGCAGCCTTACATTCAGAATCGTGTACACCGACAAGTTCACCATTTAAATCATATTGCAAAATAACTTTCGCAGTACAGTTATCCCCTCCACCGCCTCCTTGCATTTGATTCATACATAAAGGGTCCGTTTTATATTTATCGCCGATTATTTCAATTTCTCGTACTCTATTTATTTTTGAAGATGGATTTATCTCAATTATTTCTTTTAGATATGTGTCACCAAGTATTTTCCCATAAGCTTTGAAATAAGCTTTACAAAATGCACCAGAACCAGAATAATTGTCTTTAGACAAATCTGCTCCACCAAAAGACCGTTTGCCTAAATAGTATCTTCCACAAGGATACCCTCGTAAAAATGTTATTTTATAGATATAATGTATCATATTAATCTCATTTTCCTGCTATACATTTAGCATTTGGTTGTCTGCACTTAATTTTTAAGTGGCATCCACAACCCCTAATCCATCCGTCATGTGAAAGTCTTGATGTTTCATTTGTTTGAACATTTAAAAACAACGCTGAATTACATACTGGACCTCATGTAGGATCTTCTTTTAACAATGGGCATGCTTCACATATTGCCATTCTTTCGTCATACTTCATACTCATTAAATTTTAAAAGGTTCATTTCTTTCTAATTGAGACTTAATTTTTAATTGTTTCTGATAGTGTTTAATCATTCTTTCAACATCATTCTTTCTGTATTCTAAAGGATACTCGGTCTGTTTTCCAGATCTATCAATATGAATAATAGATAAGCCTTTAATTGTTAATTCTGGACGTATCTGTTGAAGAATATACGCATAAGTACTTAATTGAAGTTCATAATGTACATAGTTACAATCCATCAAATTGTTTAATGGATATTTCATTCGTTGTACATCTTTTTTATTTTTATCATAAAAACTTCTTTTCTTTATTTCTTTATTGGTCTTTCAATCTAATATCCAGATTTCATTTCCATGTTTAATTATTAAATCAGCTTGTCCAGCCAATTTTAACATTCCATCATCAGACGTCCAAGACATTAAAAATTCTGGATAAACTGCATCTTCAATGTCTAATTCATAATAATTCTTAGGACACTGATAACAACCTGATGCTTCAGCATACCCGTATTTTGAAAAATCAAATTGAGTGTTTCCATAGAAAGTATTTTCCATTAATGAGTGCACATAAGTACCATGAGAACACGCTTCGTCTCTATTTTCTGCTCATTCTGATATAATTCTTGCTACTTCCTGATTAAACTTATCTAGATCAATATTATATTTTTCTATTAACGTAGGATCTCATCTTTTAGTTGTTTGTAATTTAACTCTAACATTTGATCATACATCACCATCCATTAAAGTTTCTAATGCTTTATATCTGGATCAGAAAAATTCATCAAATTTATTTTCGTATTCTCCAATTAATGTAGTAACAGAAATATAATGAGAACCATCTAATTTATTGATATATAGATGACTCGAATCATTAAAGAATAATTCTTTATTTTCTTTATCTACATCTAAACCAAACAATTGTTTAGATTCAACTCCTTGTAATTTTGGCATAATTCATTAACATTTAACATTATCATTTATATCTTCTATTATTCTTCTACTTTATCTTCTTCCATAAGTTCAGTAGGTGAAAGTTCAGAATATCCCAAAGGTGGTTTACGTCTGTCACATGCAAGCCTTGTACATCTAAGAAGTGTGGCTTTAGCTAAAGCAGTATTCTTTTCATCTAATTGCTGTCTGAGTATTGCATTTCTATCTTCAAGTTCAATGATTCTTGCGTCTTTTTTATCAATTCTTTCATTTAAAGTTTCATTTTGATCTTGAAGTTCATCTGCTAATTTATTTCATCGGTCATCTTCTTTTGCTTTATTATCTATTTTCATACTTTTTCTAGTTTCACGAATCGTTAGAAGTGAAACAAGTCCTCCTCCAGCAAGTGCACCAATAATGGCTATTATAATTGATGTAAAATCCATTTTATTTTTATTAGTTTAAGTTTAAAATCAAACATTTTCTTATTAGTTCTAATTCGCCGCAAATATAATAAAAATATTTGATATTTCCAAATTTTGGATTTGTGAATATAAGAAAAATTTATTATATTTGCAAATATAAAGAGGATTAACTTATAATTCAATAGTTTTATTATGAAAACATTAAAAAAAACAAATACATTCCGATAGAAGGATTTAGATGTATAAATCTATTTGGAACTATATTCTATAGAAACGGTAAAATGCTTACAGATATAGATATTAATCACGAAAGTGTTCACGATGAACAAGCAAGAGATTTATTTCCATTTAAACCAATTGGATATATTATATTCTATATATTATATGGTTTAGAATGGTTTATTAAAATGCTAATTTGTTTATTTGTTAATAGAAGACCTTATTATTCAATATCTTTTGAACAAGAAGCTTGAAATAATGAGTATAATCTAAATTACACAAACTATAGACGAAGATTTAGTTGAGTTAAATATATTTTTAAATTAGTTTAGTATGAAAAATTATTTTACTGTTGCAGAATTATGTAAATCTGATACAGCAAAGGCATTTAAGATAGACAATACTCCAGATAAAAAGATAATTGCAAATCTTGAAAGAATGATTAAATTTCTTAATCCGTTAAGAGAGGCATGAGGTTCTGCAATTAGAATTACTTCTGGTTATAGATGCCCAAAATTAAATAGAGCTGTAGGTGGATCTACAACATCTGCACACCTAACTGGAAATGCTGTTGATATGCAGCCAGTTAATGGAAAAATGAAAGAATTTAAAAGATTTGTATCCGAATGAATCCAAGATCAGAAATGAGATCAACTTTTAAAAGAGAAATCAGCATTTAGTGAATGAGTACATCTTGGATTATACTCAAATAATGGATTACAACGTAAACAAATTAAAAACTTAAATGTATAATAGCATATTTAAATAAATTTAATAATCAAGAAGCTCTAAATAATTACACAGCGTCACAAGAATATAGTGAACCATTTGTTGGATATACAGCAGATCCATATGAACTAGTTGAATATAATATCACAAATGTAATGCAAATATCTAGTGCGACTGGTGATGTAAAAGTGCCAGTCACACAAATAATGAATCCTGGTAAATCTTTTCAAACATTTCCAATATACAACAACGAATATCTTAATATATTTGAAATAGAAGGATTTGGAAAAGCATGTGTTGTGCCAGTAACTGTTGAACAAGGAACTTATTACCAAATCGTTTCATATGACGATAGCACTAATCAAATAACAAACCCGGAATCTATGAGTACTAGATTAATTGCTGGAACAATAATTTTTAGATCATTTAAATCTGCTAGGCAACCAGAATATTATTATAAAAGGAATAATGGAATAAATCCATTTTATGAAGAATATGCATAAATAAAGTAAATGAAATACATAATAACAAAACATAATCTTCACATTGAAGATAGTTACAAACTTAAAAAGAAAGAAATTAAATCCGCATTAGAAGAAATAAAATCTATCAATAGTGATTCTCTTATATGAAAAAGAAGTATGTTCTCTCTTGTTATGGAAACTGTAGCGCATAAAGTTTTATACAAGTTAGGATTATGAAAAAATAGAACAAAAGATGTGGACTTAGATAATCCATGTGACAAGCCAGAATGATTATATATAATTATTGGTATATTAACTTGGATATTTGTAAGATAAAACTAAAAATCCCTAGCAGAAATGCCCGGGATTTTTTATTTAATAATGTTTATTAAATATTCTATATCTTTTAAATGCTTAGTATAATCGCATCCACTTTTATACAATTCCACAATTGTATCAAATTTTCACAATAATGCGTTTTTAGGAGTTTGTACTAAAATGGTTCTATCATCAAGTTGTAGTTCATTGTATTCTAAAGGTAATTTATCAGACACTAGTTTATCTATTTTTGTCGGAGCATTATCGACATACAATGCAACTAAATCGTTATAATTCAAATCTATTAATCTTACATCTATATCATGAGGTTCTCTGTCAATTTTAATTCCATTTAAAAACAATGCACAACTCCCACAATATATAATTCTAGAATCTGTAATATTGTGTAAATAATTATCTACAGCAATTATGCGGGATAGAGTATTACACATTTAAATGCATCATTTTTACTAAAATTAAATTGAGAAAATTTCATTAATTCTGAATCAAGATGATGTTGAGAATCAGTTTCATATTTTATATAGTTGTCTGATTCATCTGAACTAAAATAACATATGTATGTTCTATTAGAATAAGAAGTAGGACTACCAGAAAGATAAGTATGGTCGAGTTCAAACTTCACATCATTTATATATATGACTTGTCTTAGTTTGTCTGCAATAGTTTGAATTATCGTTGTCATAGAATTTAATCCTGTTATAACTCCATCGCTACTCATACTAGAAATATATCCACTTATTTGCCAATAAATTTTATATCCTGGATATGGAGATTTTACATATATTTTAACAGAATGACTTCCAGTTTTAGTTCAAAGATATTCAGCGCGTTTATCAGTTTGATAGTTATAACAACGTGTAGCTAATCCATAGGTTTTAGCTCCACGAGAATAACCAGATGCAGCAACAGGATCTTCTGTAATAGTACTTTTCGTTACATTACCGTCAATGATTACAATTGATTCTTGACCAATATAAGGATACAATATACTATCGGAATCTGCAACAAAATTAGACAATGTTACATTTTCCTGACTACTAAATGTTTTATTTTGGTCATAAATTAAAATATATTCATCTAATGGATTTTCATCTTGATATAAAACCTTATCTGTACCATCTACAAGACATACTTGAGGAAACATAACCTTTCCAGTATAAACATCTTGATCAAATTGTGATTCAGATGTAGTATGTGTTATAAATCTATTCTTCATTTATTTAAATCTGATTTGTATCAAAATTTCTCAGTAAATCCAGCTTCCTTTCTACCTTCAGGAATTTTACCTTCTTTTACATATTTATCGAAAGTAGAACGACTAATATTCAAATATCTACACGCTTGGTATTTACTCATCTTATTACTTGTTGCTTTATTAATAGAAGATAAGATTTCATCTAATTCTTCTTCATTAGCATTACTGTTTCCTGCATCTATATCTTCTACTATTTGTAATAAAGTCAATTTTAAAAGTTTCAATTTATTAATTTGTTGCATCTTGTACTGTTCAACCTGAAGGAATACCAGATGCTCCAGTGGGCCATGTTACTCCAGTTGCTTTAACAAATGTACCTGTTGATGAAACATCAGCAACTCAATTATTTGTACAATTGGAAGCAGAAGTATTAGTTGCTAGACATTTAATATAATTAAGTTTTTTGCAACCATAGAACATCTGTCGATAACAATTATCTACCAATGTAGTAGCAGGAAGTTCAGGAGTTGCTGTCAGACTGGTACAACCACTAAACATATTATTATAACAACCACTTACCAATGTAGTTGCAGGAAGTGCTGGCGCAGTTGTCAGACTGGTACAAAGTTGGAACATATGATCGTAACAATGCTCTTCCAATGTTGTTGCAGGTAGTACCGGTGCAGAATTCAGACTGGTGCAACCACTGAACATATTCGTGTAACAACTATCTGCTAATGTAGTTGCTGGTAAAATTAGTTCAGAAGCATCAATTAAACCAGTACAGTTAATAAATAATTTATAAAATGCATAACTACTTAACGATGTTCTAGATTCAAAATCTGAACTAGCACCAGGATATAAACTCATAATATTTCCTTTTGCATTAAATGTAGCGGTGCCTCCAAAGTAACGAAACAGCAGACTGTTTCAAGTTGCAATTGAACCCGTATTGTGTCTAAATTGAATACTATCTCCAGATACCACATTTATTGTAAAAGGTGTATCCACTTCTGTATTTCAGTCTCCATTGTTTAATTTGTAATCAACCTTTGTTGAACTAGTCGTATTCTTATTAAGAGTAATTGTACCATCTGTTAATACATCAAATGTCAACGGCATGCCCCTAAGTAATGCTTTTCCAGATTTATTATAATCAAGTCTATTAACATCGACTGTCAAGCTAACATGTGGCTCTATATAATTCTGTCCAAAGTAATAGTTTTCAAATTCAGTATTATTCTGAAATTCGTGTATATATTTCATTATTTGAATAATTTATTAAACCAAAATCTACCAACACTATAAGTTGCCCATATTCCAACACCACCAAATAAGATAGCAAAAAGGGCAACAGCTAGCACTGGGATCTGTTTCGCTAGCATAAAGTAAACAAAAAGTATTACAAATATATCAAATCCCAGTATTAGAATAGTTCCAAATATTTCTCTAAAGTGTGCCATTTTTCTTAGATTTAAAGTAATTCTTCCATCCGCCTATAATGTTTACATGCGCGCCCCAAAGAGCAAGTATACCTGCTGCAAGGAATAGAAATCCAACCAATGTGTAGCCACTAACAAAAAGCATAATTACTGCTATAAGCGCAATAATATCAAAAATACCGAGGACAATTGATCCTCTGACATTAATTCTTAATTCTTCATTCATAATTAATCAATTTTAACAACTTCATAATATTCTCCCATATTCACAGACTTATAACCATCAGCTACAAAGTTTGTGCTCATATCACTAGATTCTGCAGCATTAGCGGCAGGATCGAAACCATAGAATTTACCACCCTTAACAATAATATTGGCTGTACCAGCCTGATAATTAGCATCCTTACAGTTAAGAAGGAAATTCTTCTGTCCTTCTGCAGGAATATTGTGGAATTCTCCACCTAAAATTTCAATAATACCATTTTCAGAATAAATACACTCATTAGAATTACCAGCATAGAATTTACCATCGTGAATAGTAATCTTGGATTCTTTGTCGGATAACCAAATAGTAGGATTGCTATCATAATGGATTTCACCATCACCTTTAATGTCAACATTGACAACTGCTCCTCTAACACTCTTCACTATATGAAGGTTCTTCAGATTCAACTAATTTAACAGTTTTTGATTCTTCCCAAGACTCTTTAAGATAATCATATTCGTAAACTTTACCATCTGGTTTTACTCAAAGATAATTTTTAGGTGGGATTGTATTTTCTTCCCAAATAATTGTACGTTTTTCCATTATGAAATTTGTTTTAATATTTCTTGTGCAATATTATATCTTTTATTTGATTCTTTTTCTCCATTAGCAGGACGTATAAATCTTTTAGTAAGAGAATCTACAGATGCTTTAAGATCTTGTCCATTAAATATATCCTTATAACTTTGTTTACCTAATCAACCAAGACCTTTAACATCATTTAATTCAGATAATATTAAATTTATCTGAGAATCTAAATCTTCTCCAGCTTTATATCTATCAGGATGCCATTGGAATAATCCATGTGCTAATCCTCCATCGCCTATTGCTTTTGGATTTCCTCCTGATTCTGCAACAATTGTAGCAAGAACAGCAGCACGTTGATTCTTGTCCATTCCTGCCTTAGATAATTGTGAATTAATGTAATTTAAATTATCATTATTTGCGCCTCTAACTGAAATCTTAGATTCTTTTATTGGTTCTTCTATAACTGGATTTTCAATCACTTGAGTTACTGGTTTAGTTGTTACTGGTTTAGTTGTTACTTGCTCAGTTACTTGATCAGTTACTTCTTTCACAGGAACTACAGGGTAAGAAGATTGTCTAGGTGATAGATTAAAACTTGGCTGATAAAAATCAAAATTTCTATCTATATCATTTTCTTCTGCAATAAAAGGTGTATACACAATACCACCTTTTTGGTATTTCTTATAATAAGGAGATGCTTTTCAATCTTGAGGGCCTTGATATACACTACTGTCTATCTGTCTTCCATATTTATCTACTTCTCCCCAATTTCATTTATATTTACCTAATGCCATAGCTCTTCTTGCTGCAGATCTTATTCCTAATCAGCCATTAGCTGATTTAGAATGATCCATGTTTTTTACAATATTTTTTACGTCTCCGTTGTATTTTCTGATGGATTTAACTAGATTTGGACTAGATTTAATAGTTCCAGCAACACCTTTACCATTATAAGAAGTATCAACTAAAGCAAGTTTAACTGATTCTGGAAGTTTATTAAATTCTGGAAGTAATCTACTTCATTCAGAATATTCAGACTTCAATCTATTTTTTAATATTGCTAAAGCAACTTCTTTTGTCATTTTACCTTGTCTTGCTAAATCTAAAGAGTCTGAATCTGCAAACCCAAATCCAGTTAAAGACTGGGATTTTGTTCCATCAGAAACATGTAATTGATAAATATCTGGTCGAAATGTTTCAAATCCAGCAGTAAAATTTGTAAGATCATCTATTGTAGGTGTATATTCAGAAGGAATGTCGTAGATGGTAGAAACCTCATGCCCAGGTCTAAAAACTTTATCTCCTTGTTGATACTTTCTTAATTTCATATTTTATTTCTTATTTCATTTTCTTGCATTTGCAGCAAACGTTGCTCTCTTCCTTGTAGTAGGATTAGAAGAGTTTTTTCCACGTCTAATACATTCTTCAGTTACTTTTCCTCCGCAATAATCTGTGAATTTTCCTCTATTCTTCTTTTTAATATGAATTTTATTTCCAGATTTTAAAGTAGGAATGTCTCCACCTAACTTAAATGAACCTGGATAATAATTCTTAAATCAATCTATGTATTCAGAGTCAAATTTTCCTCAAACTCTTTCTGCATTAGATTTATTAAAATGTTGTAAAGCAGCATCAAATGTTTTTGGATCTTTTATTTTTTCTGCTCCTAAAAGCATATTACGTAATTCCTCTCTTGTTACTGGGTTTTTAGCAATAGATTTTCCAGTATTAGTCATAGCTTCTGCTCCCTTTAAAAGAGATTTTGCCTCTTGTAAATTTCTGGAAGGAATTGGTGCAGTACCGGTAATAGGTTTAACAGTGTATGTTCCAGTAGGATCCGTTAAAGTTATACTTTTTACATTAAAAATAGAATTTAACTTCTTCATACTTGGACTCTGGAACAAGTTGTTTATTTGGTTAGCTGCATTATTTAATTGTGTCCTAATAACAGTTGTATTGATTGGCATAACCTTATCTTATATTTTGTAATCCGTCAGCTGTTAAGTTAGCAAGTACATTTATAGCAAAATCTTTGCCGTAGTTATTTTGATTGCTAGTTAACAATGCTAAAATCTGTTTCAACATCATGTTGTTCTCTCTTAATAATTTTAATTCTTCATTGTTCATTTTACATTTACATTTTAAAATTAAACTTCATTATCGCTGCGAATATAGTAAATTTATTTTAAAAACGCAAACTTAGAAATTTAAGGGTGGTATTATAACACTATGATTAAAATTGCGTAATTAAAATTAAAAATATATCTAAATTAAATTGGATTGTGAACATTCAAAATTTCTTTATGCTATTTTTGATTTTTTCTTTATTTTTAATATATTTGTGAAAATATGTTTAACAATTAAATTTAATCCAAAAGATTTTATGATTATTTATGTAAAAGATGGTATTTTATATGGAGCGAGTCGTAGAGGAGAATCTCTATTAGGCATAGTTGACCATCTTCCATTTACACCAGGTGAAGTAAACTAAAACGATTAATCCCACTCATAAGAGTGGGATTTTTTTATTATTGCTCTATTGTAAACAAATACCTCGTATAATCGGCAAAGTTTCATCTATTTATTAGATAATTTTTTCCGTCTTTCGAAACAATAATGAACATTTTATTTGAATGATTACTCATAAATCTAGCTGCAACTTCAAATTTAGACTTCATAAGATTAAATTGTTCTTGAGACAGTAAATGTATTTCACTTGCGCTCACATCGATATTATAAGATAGCATTTGTTGATATGATTCTGTATCTGTTTCTAAAGCTATTGCTACAGTGAAACCATATCCAGGTTCATTATAAGCTATTGGATATGCATCACTTAATGATAATCTAATCTCACATGATCACTTACTTGTAGCTTCTACATCCCTAGTACCGACAAAAGTTTTATCTTCTAAAAATAAAATACTTTTCACATAATCGCTATTTGAGCGAGAACCTGAAGCATAAAATTCATTTATATTATCTTCTGATGGGAATAAAACAGTATCTGGGTCTATATACTTTCCTCCCTGTTCGGTAACATAATCTTGCCCAAGTAAACTATTAATTGCATTCTGTACAAATTCTACAGTTGCACTTTCTTTTGCTTCCTCTTCTGTAGTATCATAAGCACTAATATCTAAATTATTATTAGTGACCATTCAATTTGCATAATTTGAATTAAAAACTGAATCAATACCAGTAAGTGATTGTCCAATTGCTCAATTTATAGGTTTGCCGTTATAGATAATTGCATTATTTTTTACCTCAATCGCATCTCATGCTAATTCAGGATTGTTTGTCATATCATATACCTTTCCATCAACCGTAAATATGTCAAAGTCCTCATTTACATTTATTTTAGAATATTTATTGTTATAATAAACTTTTTTGTCTTCTTTAGTAAAAGATGTATAAGGCTCAATGTATCCATGATATTGTGCAGAAGTTATTTCAACTTTTGTTCATTGTTCATTAAAGTTAATTGTATCTCCAAAAGGATATTCTGCGGTCACATCATATGCCCTTCATCAATACATAACCGGATTTAATGTACCAGCAGCAAGTATATATTTGCTACCATTAGTTCATATAGAGCTTGGTGGAATGTCTGCTCCTACATTTAGATCTATTGACTTATAAAAAGTATATGTGCTTCCGTCAATTGTAATAGAATCCGTAATTACAGGATCTTTACTTTTTTCTTGATCTTCTTTGTTATCAAATAAGTGTAGGTAATTGTTCATAATTTTTATTTTAATACTCAATCATCTATAATTTCTTGTCTTTTATCATTTAAAGTTTTAATTTCCGCATTTATATCCTTTAAAGATTCATCTAATTTATCATATTCTTCTTTATTTGGATTTACTATTTTATCAAAATACTTCTTTCAATATTCATCCAAATGTTCATCCATAAATGCTTTCTTTTTAGCGTCTGATCATTCTGATAAATCTTCAGGAACAACTACATCTGGAGGAAAGAATGGATGCTTTGCAAATATTGAATCTTCTGGTGCAAATAAGAATGTTAAAAATAAACCTAAAAGTGAAGAATTAAATGGTTCTCAACCGTTAAAAAGTGTTTCCATAATACTAAAATTTAAAAGTTAAACATAATTTTGAGTGTTGATCAACAAAAGTATATTAACTTATGTATTATTTTTTACTTTTCCTCCTTGGTTATATCTTATATCTGGATTTCTGAAATTATCACGCTTTACTATCGGGATTATTTCTCCAGTATCAGTTTTTGTAATAGGATTTACTGATTTAAATTGGTTTCTACGTAATACTCCAAATTCCATACCAGAAGATGGATTTAAAGGATTCGTAACAGCGTCTAATCCATATACAGAATCTGCATTTAAACCATTAGCTCAATTATGAATCAATTCATCTTGAACACTTCCATAATACATATCTGATCCAACATTTATTGGTTCTTTTCCATATAAATAAAACGCTCTAGAACTTCTCGTAGGTATCATTCCTTTTTGTCACTGGCTTCTTGGAATTGTATATTGATCTGCGTAAGCTTTATCTGTGCTAAAATATATAACATCGTCTACGCCACGTTTAGAATCATCAAAAATATATCAATCTTCTGGAGATCCATGATAAACTTTATGAGGGCTTCCTTTATAATCAATTATCTTATTATCTGGAGTTTTTATTTTAAAATGCAAATCTCTTAACCTTTGTGCTTCTTCTATATTCCCAACCTCAATCGCTTTGTTATATCTTTGGTTCCACTGCTTATATCCTCAATAATATGGATCTTCTAAGGCTTTAGGATTAGAACGTATACCTTTAGGAATTCCAAGTCTTTCTGCTTCACTTATAGGTCTACTTCCAGGAACAATTATTCTTTTTAATCTTTCTGGTTTAAAACTAGCAGTAATATTTTGATTTGTAAGTTGATTATCAGCAATTCCCTTAAATTGAATTCCATCTGCTCCAGCATCTTGAGCAAATCTAACTATATCATTTCTTACTGCATTTTTACCATTACCAATAGCTTCTCCGATTTGAACCATTGGTTTTGTTAAAATTACTTCTGCCGTTTGATGATATGGCCTTTCTGCTAAAAATCCAGCTGTACCAGAATCTTGAGTTAATCAAACCTTACCTCTAGGCGCGCCACGTTCTACAACATCTCAAGATTTAAACATAGGATCTAATTCAGATAAAGGAGCGTTTGAGTGATGATATAATGTTTCTGCAGTTCTTGGTGCTCAACCTATTTTACCAGCTAAAATATTTTGTACTACTGGAGAATCAGACAATTTTGTATTTTCAATTCTTTCTCCTCAAGCTTTAGCAGCATCTTTTAAAAATCTTTTAGCTGATTCTCCACGTAACATTGCAACACCAGCATCAGAAGCTCTAGATGGTCTTGGTTGTCCACCAACTAATAAGTATCCTGGATTTGTGAAATCCATTACTGTGTTTCAAATAGGGTGCTTTTCTTCATTAACGAATAAATCACCTCAAGAATCTTTATTTCCTTTTGTAGCAGCATTAACACCCATATTAATTGTCTCTCCAGCCATAGATGCTACAGCTCCAGCAGGACCAAAAGCTAATCCTACTGCATATGGTAATAATTCTTTAGAAGCATTGTTTATTGCTTGTCTTGTAGGTACGGCTCCATTTAATTCACCAGTTACATAATTATAATAACTAGATGGCACTCTTCCTGTATTATCTTGTCCAGATAATAATCTAGCTGTCATGTTTTGTGCTGCAATCTTACCTTGTTTTGTGTTTATACTTGGTGCATATGCAGTTACAACTGCTTCTGGTACTTTACCAGCGTTTTGTAACTTTACTGTACCGCCATTATTATATTTTTTAAGTTTCATAATTATCAAGTTTCACTTTCATTTAATGCTTGAACTTGTCTTCTTAAGCCAGGACGTTGATATAAAAATCTTTGATGCTTTCCATAAGGAGTTAAATACTTATATCTTAATAAATCAACAATATTGTATTTTCCATTTTTACCAATTCCTAAATTGTACATATTTGTTTTCATTCCAAATAAGTCACTATAACCTTCATTGTATTCTACATCATGAACATCAATTCCTTCTTTTGGTTTGAGTAAAGATTTAGCTCTTCCTGGAAGTTTCGAATAATCAAAATGCTGATAATAAGGTGATTCTTTTAAAATAGTATTCTTTTGATTATCTGTTAATCCTTGCAAATCAATAAATTTATTAAATTTAGGATGGTTATGGCCCAATTCGTGTCCAATTACTTCAATTGGATAAAAATGAGAATCATCTGGTACCATTCCAATTACAGCTTTTCCTGCTCTATTGGCAGATTTAGAAATTGTAATACTATCATCTAATACAATCTTTGCTTTTGGACGTGTACTCATTCACATCTGATCCATAAAACTTTTAGGCTGCGGATATGTTATTGTAAAAGCGCCTTTTGATTTATAATAATTTAATGCATTTTCTGCAGCATCTATAAAAGAATTAACTCTAGATGTGTATCTTCCGGCTTCAGATATTGGAAGATTGTTCACAGCACCTGGAGTACGTGTACTACCATTTAATAAAATTTCTGGCTCCTCTATTAATACAATTCCATTATATTTTCTAGTATATTTAGGATACAAAGATTTATATCTTTGAATGTTATCTAAATAACTACTTCATTCATTTCTTGCAGCTTCTCTTTCTGCTGTTGTAAAAGTTTCAGCAGGACGATATCATTTATATTTATTCTGCATTAAATTTTCCATTGGTGCTCCTACTTTAGCTTCTACAGCACCACCAGCTAAACCTCCAACTAATCCACCTAACTCAGAACCAAGTTTTCTATTAGTAGAGATAGAAGCACCAATTTCATCTGGACTAGTAGTTTTTGTATAAACATTGTTCCCAATTTTTGAACCAGCAACAGATCCAGCTATTCCTCCAAGTATTCCTTCGGTCAAACTTAAACCTGTTGCAATTGGTGCTGCAGCAAATCCAGATATTAAAGCTGGAGCTCCTGCAACAGCTGCACCAGCCTCAGCTACATTCTTTGCTATTTTATTTGTGTTTTCTCTTTGAGTATCTATAACTCTGTTTTCTCTAATCTCTTTTGATAACATTTTTGCAGGAATACTCATTTTCATTTCATCTGGAGTATTCTTGTAAATGTCATTTATTATAGATGATGCTCCATTATTATAAAGCCATTGTCTAGCTTGTGACGCATCATCTGATTCACTTCAAAACCATTCTGGATTTGAAATTGCTTTTTCTTGAATATTATTTATATATCCGTAATAATCGTTGTGTTTATATGTTGGCATAATATTATATATTTAGTTTTGCGCGAATATACGAAAATTTTTGAAAATTTCAAAAACATATAAAAGAGAGCTGAGATGTTGAAATTACGGAATTTGTGTATATTGGGGTAGGATGTGAAGTATCATATACAACGACCCCTCCCACCTCTCTATGGGAAATCGATTGGAATATATCGATCAGGCCGGGTAGGGTCAACTGATATGGTACCTACTTTGCATCACGTAACCTCACGTGCTTGATGCAAGATCGTTGTCGTGAGGTAAATTCATAATCATGATAGATTATAGAACTTTTGTTGTAATTACTTACAAGCAAATTGTTCCGACAGGAGCATTTTCCTGGAAGTATATTACAAGAGAAGTCCGAGAAGAAATCTTTGACTATTGGTTTCTTGAAGACGTTCTGAAATCTTTCAGGACTTATAGACTTCCAAAATACGGAAAAATCATCTCTATCCGTAAAGAATATAAGGAAGTTAATAAGTCTCGCAATCATCACAATTACTGTGATGAGATTGTTCTTGATTAATCATATCACACCTACAAGAGTTCATAGCTTTGCTCGTGGGTGAATCTAAGCGTACTTATAACAATTTAATAAGTTTCTCACTATGCAGAATTCTTATTATATTGTTGTGTGCTCCTACGGAGACGTCCATCTTGGAAGGCACACTTCCAAAGATGATGTTGAAGCTGAGGCTCGTCAATATGTTGGCGACAACGGTTTCGCACACATTTATACAACAGACAGATCTGTTGAAGATCGTGATCCGTACGTTGGATCAACAGATTACTTCAACAATGATCTGGAGTGCCGTGAAGCTATTGCTGAGGATTTTCCTCTCAAAGCTTGGGTGCTCAAGTTGTTGTAGTCACCGGGGTTCTCACTCATCCATGTAAATAAAAGTGTAAACCCCTTTAAGCGGCAATGCTTGCATTGGCAGGTTCGATTCCTGCATTGGGGTCCAACAAAATTGCAAAAGCAATGAAAACATTACGTCCTCTTGAATCCATTTGTGTGTTCGCCGGATATTTCCGCGATCACCTTCCTAATGGATCTTACGTTGAGTGGCTAGAGTCACTTGGCGCTCCTGTACGCAAGCTTGGATTTTATGCTGGGCTTCGCGTGAATGTCCGAACCATCTCCCCGTTTGAGGAGATTTGGTACTTCCATGTATGGGGTGATGATTGTACTCTCGCTTCCTACGAGTTCAATACTCGTACCCAGAAACTCGTATGTACAAGTCCTTTTGTCGATGATGACGAACTGGATAATCTTACAGATGAGGTATTTAATGCCAGACTTAGTGAGTTCTGCAAGAAGTTCCATCTAACCGCTAAATACAATCGGTAATGAAAGATATTCTTTTCTGCATCTTTGGAGTCCTGGGATTAATCCTGGGACTCTTTGCGATGTGCGCTATTGCTGCACTCGGTCTGTATCTTCTGAAGATCTTTGGATTCTTCGGAGTAGTTCTGTTCACCTGCATTCTTGCAGGGTCTGTTACATTATTAACATCTAACAAAGACTAATTATGTGCCACGTTAAGAACAGCGAGATGAGAAAACGCATCATTCTCATCGCAGCCGCTTATGTCAGGATGCGTGAAACGGCTCAGCTCAAGCCTGAGCAAATCAATGTTAAAGTTCTGACCTATCAGTATGGGTTCAAGAACTTTACACGAATTGAACTTCTCTCCAAAGAGCTGGAGAGAATGATTGCAATTCGTGCAAGTCTTAGAAGCAAGAGGATTATTCCCATGGCTTCTGAGTCATGTGCAAGCATTTTCCAGGCTCTTGGAGTCTGATGTAGTTTACCCACTTTAGTAGAATTCTATGTAATAATCCTGATGGGGTTGAGTGGGTGCCAAACCAAATTCTTATAAATATGAAAGAAAAGATCATGAAACTCAAGGAATGCGGAAATCTCCTTGAGAAGCTTTTAAATCCTAGATCTAGGATCTGGATTATCCGCGTATTCGGCTACGAGAGTGTCACTATTGACAACTATTATTCTGCCGAGATAGATTCCAAAGATTTCTGTGATGAAGAGCAGAAACTCATGGATGTACTTAGTATGATCAGAGATGAGGTTCGAAAACTCAATTGGTCTGATAACAAGATTGTTGTCGAAATCAAGCTTTCTGAGCTTTCATACAGTTGGCATGTATTTATCGGATATTATGACTTTACCGTTAGTATTGGCGGTGGTGTATGCCCCAACATGTATCCGGCTAAATACAAACTTGGCCCTTTTGGAAGGATTGAACCTATAAAGATAAGGTAATATGTATTGGTTTAAGTATGGCTATCACGATTATATGGATGAGAGACCCGGTGATGGCTATCAAATGCTTGCAAGTGAAGCAGCTGCAAAAGATTGGGTTGAACGCATGAATCATCATTATAGTGGTGGGTACACCTGGCTTATAGGACCAGCTTCTCAGAAAGAACTTCTTGATTATATCGAAAGATATAAGATTGAAGTTGATGAGAAAACTCTCGAAAACATTAATAATCCAAATAACTATTTGAGATGAAACAATTAACTCTCTCAGATCAGCGAATAATCACCGAAGAGATGATCAAGTCTCTTGAGTACGAACCTCGTACTGACCTCGCCGGAGCATATAGGCAGTGCAGAAATGCAATTGCTGAATGCGAACTTCTTCTTAGCATGCTCAAGAAGCTGAAAAGCGACATTGAGTATGAATTACTTGAAAACGCGGAAGTTCCTGACGAATATTGGGATATATGAAAACAAAACTTTTAACACCACAATCCATCATTGACCGCCTGAATGAGATTCGGGAGTGGATCAATAAGAACGGTTTTAGTAACCGTGGAAGAGTGTCTGTAAGCGATGACATTTATTCATTGGAAAAGGCACTTGAAATAGTGTGTACTGCCAGTGAAACTCTCAAATCTTGGGAAAGAGCTTATCAGAAGTTCTATCTTGAGAAGACTGTAGAGGATCACCCTGAGTTTGCCAAAAAATGGGCAAATCAATGGGAACGCGTTCGTTGCAACTGGGATGATCCTGAATATCTGTATAACATGGCTGTTAAATACAATTCTAAATAATATGGGAACAGAATCATTATTTAAAGGCGGTTATGTGACATGTGCACATGACAGTGCATCGCCGTACGGACGTATGGTATGCTCCTATAAAACTCTTGAAGAAGCGAATAATCACATTCGTTTTCAGAAAGAACGCATGGGCTCCAAAGCTAACTGGAGCATTCTCCATATAAAAGATATGGAGTGGATTGTACCATCAATTTAGTCCTATAGTTCAGATGGCTAGAACAGCTCCTTGGAGTAAACCGCAGTTCGATTCTGCGGTAGGACTCAAAACCCTTAATACATTTGCATTATGCATACAAAATCCACCACCAAAGCCGCTTACGTAGCAGCTATGCGCGACATGCGCAAAGAAGGCATCTTCATGAGCCTTCGCAAGACCAATTACTCAAATCCTAGCGATTTCCGTCATTCGGAGATCACTGGGAAAATGTTCAACCACAAAACCATTTAATTATGGCAATGTATAAAACCCTTTACCTTCCGTTCGAAGTTGAGCGCGCATGCCGCTGCTCCTTCGTTGTTCGCCTGAGCAATGGTGAACACGCGTTCATCACCAACGAGAATCTTCTCTACATGACGGAACATCCGGATGCGGATTTCCAAATTGTTGAGAGACTCGATTCTCGCGGCATTGGCCGTAACTGGATCATCGTTGCCAAGATCGTCTGGGATTTTGGCTTCAAGAAGAGGTTTGACTGCAATGGTCAAGCCATCTAGTCTTAGCAGGTTTGCTGAATCCTCTTGAGAGGAGCTCACCGGGTTCAATTCCCGGTAAGGCTCAAAATAGTCCCAGCAAAGTGTCTGGCGTTTTACAGGTAGACGAGATATGATCTGTCGTTTAGCGTGTCGTATAACGTTAGTATTGTAGGAACATAATGGTGAAGTATAGTAACCGCCAAGTAAGAGAGATGCTTGGTACGGGAGGACAATACGACAAATTCCGGTGTTAGCTGAATTCTCTGGGCCGGCAGAGTAAACACAGTGGCAAATATCACTGTTACCTCTCTCAATCTCAACGCTTCCAAGAATGAGTGGGCCTTGTCTGGTGCTGACCTCCTCAAGGATGAAAACCTCCAGTATCTGGAGGAACTCCAGGAGTGTGGAGATGGCAAGGGTGACATGCTCCGTCTCAAAGAGACAGAGGTACTCACCTTTGATCCGTTTGAAGAAACAACCTTCATCAAGAGGGTTGTACTCTTCAGAGGAAAGGAGTATCCCACTCTGAGCATCATTGCTCACAGTAACTTCCAGCAGGACATCGAACTCCCGATGTCTTACTTCAGAAGACTTCCTGCGTTCGAGGAAGACAAACTGAAGATGTATGAAGGTCATCCAATCATTGAGAGACTCGCTCAGGCTTCTATTGGAGACTTCGGAAGAGCCAGAATTCTCATTGAGAGAAAGTCTGTCAAGATCGACAAGATCTTGAAACTTCTGAAGCAAACCTTCACTTCTGTTGGAGGTACCTCCAAACGTGACGATGAAGCCATCGTCAGGGAGAAGGGAGAAACCATCACTATCTATCAGGTAGTGTAATCACATGAAAAATATACCGGCCGTGATGGTCGGTATATTTTTTTACGTTGGTTACTAAGGCAATAACGAACTTCGTAGCAAAAATATAAAAGAATATGGGAAATATCAAAAAGATTGAGGCAAATCGCCTCGCCCCGGTTTACGATGAGAAGCGTAGGCCGACTGAGATCGTTGAAAACCTCGAAGAGCTGAAGAATGAAGGTCAGATTCTCGAAACTTATACCCCGAAGGCTGGTGCTATCTATCGCTTCCCTGCAATGGAAGATGCAGAAGTTCGCAAGCAGCCTGTTAATCCGGGCAGCGAGAGCTATCAGTTCCTCATCGCATGCGAGATGTCCACTGATGGTGGTAAGACCTGGGTGCCGAGCTGGTTCTCTCTGAATCACCTTGCAAAGCGTGATGCTGAGAACAATCCGGTTCATCCGACCTGGCACGCTCTTGGCAACGTCTATGCCCGCATGGAGAAGCTCTGTGAGCTTGGAGAGCTCAAGGTTTCCGACAAGCCTCGTTCCATCATGGTTCCGCAGTTTGTCCAGATTGAAGGTCAGCGTCCGAAGCGTCGTACCAAGATCCAGATGGACAAGAACGGTAAGCCGGTTCTCAATGAGGATGGTGAGCCGAATATCGTCAACGACGACAAGCCGCAGGATGTCTATGACATCACTCCGGCTAACTAATGGTTAATCTTTTTACCGTATACGGCACTCTCGGAAAGGGAGTGCTGTATTACGGTGATAAAGAATTACCAGTAGAAAATTCTAACCAATGGCAAAAAGTTTCCGGATATTGGATAATCTCTCTAGCCCCATCAGGGCTATTCCTTATCTGGAAATATATTTGCCCTTAAAACCGAGCTAGACGGGATATTCTAGCGTATTATGTTTTTAAAATCTTGACTACACAAGGGTCGCGTCTTGTGTTTATGGGTTGGTCACCCGCTCTTTATGAACTGATGGACATAGTAAAGAGTTCCGGATCCATACAAAGCCAGGCACGTTGCGAGTGGCATAAACGGTGATGAAACTATTCCGTAGTCGTACAATAGAACTGGTTGTACGCCTGTCCCTAGACAGTTTAAGGTGAAACGAGTTCAAGGATTGATAACATACGGCTCTGTTATCTCTAGGGAGTCCTCC